TACCGTACGACTGGCTCGAGAGCTTACTCCACAAATGCACAACCTACTTCTCCCCCCTCGCGCAGGCACCCCCGGGCAAAAGAGCGCGCGTTTACAAAACACTTTAAAGTGCAGCCCAATAATGGGACGCGTCTTATTGTAAAAGTGTGATCTTTAGTAACTTTCCTCACCCGATGGTAATCAAAGTCCATCGAGTAACATCAAATGCCGCCGATGTTACCTCTTTGTTACCCGCTATGTTATTCATTTTACAATACTTAAGTACAGGTAACACGGTAACATCAGTTTTACCTATTGGGTAAAAAAAAAATGTGCTGAGTATGTGCGCGCTTTTACAGGCAGGCGTACCCGACAATTATACGCGCGCAAGAGGCATGAGATAAAAAAAATAGTTATAAAAGGTATTTACAACTGATCCCAAGGTGTGATATAATATATACATGATTGAAACCAAATGAACGGAGGACAAAGTGATAATCCCACAGGTAGATTGTGAGAGCATGACGTACATATTAGACAACTCTCCATATACCAATCTTTCACCTCACTACTCTCAAGAAACAAAAAGATCAATCAAGTTGATTCTTTTGTTCTGGTACCCCGCTGTACAAGAGAATGGAGCAGTACCCACCCAAACCTCACCTTTGAAACTCGCTCTCGTGAAGGTGCCCTCATATACTCCCATCTCTCGTCTACGTGATCTCATCCATTTTATCGAAGAGTATCTTACAAAATTCTATGGGACCTCCAAAAGAGCTAACTACGTTCTAGTGGCTGAGGAGGGTTCAGAGATCTATGAACCTCAATACTATTTACCTATGAATGGAGTATCATATATGTGATATTAAAGCAATAGACCTTATAGGATTTATACTTGATGATGTTAAAAGACATGGTGTAGATACTATTGTCAAATTTGAAGACGGAGAAGGTAGAATTTACTCTATTAAGGAAATAGTATGTCTAGATAAAATTATTCATTTAGTTGCTCCACAAGATAATACTCCAGATCCTATTATAAAAGAAATTGATGATATTGATACAGCAAAATAGTAATCTAAAGTCACCTGGTGAACTTGAGTGAATGTGCATTTTACGGATGATGATTATCAATATTCAATATGCACAAGTGAACCTTAGGTATCCCCGGCATTCACGGCGGATATCTTTAAATTTTTTAAAATAATTATTTTACACCCGGGGCGAAATAAATGAAAATCGGTTTCACCGGCACCCAAATCGGTTTAACCCTTCACCAGCAGGGTGAGGTGAAAAGGATTCTAGTTGAGGTGTGGTCTAAACTCTTACCAGAAGAAACTATCGAGTTTCACCACGGAGATTGCATCGGCTCAGATGCTCAAGCAGGAAGCATAGCTTCTTTGTTAGGTTGCATTATCCACGTACATCCTCCTATTGACGCACGTAAGCGCGCATATGCTAAGGGTAATGTCACATACGCTCCTAAGGAGTACATCGAGCGTAACCACAATATAGTCGATCTTTGTAACCTTTTGATCGCCACACCACGGAGCAAGGATGAAGAGATAAGGTCGGGGACTTGGGCTACAATAAGGTACGCCCGTAAAAGAAACATTCCCATCATTTTGATAACACCCAATGGAGCGTAAGATGAAATCTACTATATTAATAGCTACTTTGATACTCCTCACGGGGCAGGGTGGGTGTCAAGGGGGAGGAAAAGTCGCGAAAGCTGACTCTAAAGGAAAGGCACCTTTGATCTCGCGAGACCAAGTAACAAGATTCTTTAAGGCACAAGCAAGAAACATGGCGGCCCAGCAACAGTTACAGAATGACCCAGCATTTAAACTGGCCCAGGCAGAATCCGACAAGTTACAGTCAGTAGTTAGAGAGATTCAAGCGACATGTGGCACGGGATATGAGATCACAATTGACGCCGCGACTCAAGATCCAGTCTGCACTAAGAAGCCTCCTACACCTCCTCCATCTCCGAAAGTTGAGAAGAAATGAAGTCACTTCGCAATATAGTAGTGATTTACCTAATGTTACTCGCTATTATAACAGCCTACAGGATGGGTGATGTGCACGGTTATAAAGAAGGTATGGAGCAAGGGATGCAGTTTGACACTTTTGTGTTTAAGCAACCTGTAATACTCTTTGACACTATACAATATAAAAGTTTCTCAGAAAAGAGACTGTTTATTGTTACAGAACATAAGTTTTATGTTTGTCAAGTTAGTGAAGGAGCAAGATGAACATCAAAAGAGTTAGGATTCAACATAACCACTCGCTCATTTACATAGACGTCAACCTAGACGATAATAGTCTAGTACGAGTGAAACTTGGGGGAGATCTTATGGATGTTACCAGTAAATTGAGCGCCCTTGATCGAGCAATATTGACCAAAAAAGTGATCCGAAAATTAAGAAAAGAGCATTACTTAAGTAACTAAACATCCTCTCCAAACCCATTCATCATACAAAGTTATTCATATGGTCATTATTACTTCTAATATTACTACGTTACCATAGTTCACAAGCTTGTCACTTCACAATATAGTAAACAATTCACCCGAAAGGGTGAAGGAGACGTTAAATGACAGATCAAAAAGAACCAACAGCAGCCGGACCAACAGTAATAACGAATAAAGAAGTAACTCCAGATGGGAAGTATGAGGTTTTGACTACAACTACTGTACAGACTACGACTACGATGACTGAAGTAACAACACCACCACCATCCTCAGGAGCACCGGTTATTCCAGCTAACGCTGGAGTTAAGATGTTAGACGGTAATACTAACTGGAAAGGCGAACATGATACTACTACAGGCGGGTCAGCTACCGGAAGTACGAAGTACCTAGGAAGTGGTAAAGGTCGCTTGTTTACTACAAATTTCACGAACAATGCTGGCTATCGCTGGCATAATATGTTTGTGAAAGATACCACTCCTAATCAATATTGTTATAAACTAGGAGTATCCTTTGATCATCCTGAGTTAATTGGATGTTTGGAGTTAGATTTCACGCATGTAATTGGTTCAAATAAAGTAGTTTATCCTTGCACACAAGCAACAAGCTGGAATCTGTGTTGGGAATATACTACTACTCCGTCTGGTAGATGCCACTGGAATGTATCCAGTCTTAAAACTGATCCCAGAAAATGGCCCGCGAATGAGATGCAGTTGATTGAGCTTTATAGTAAGCGGGATGATAGTGGGCACGTAACTTATATTGGCGTAACGTTTAATGGTACTTATACGCCGTTTGAGTCCAGTGCTAATGGACTCTCAATGCTTAACCAAAATTGGACAGTTGGCGATTTGCTAGTCAATTTTCAGATTGGCGGACGCGGTTCTTCTGGGACTATAAATGCTACTGTATTAAATATGGAAACTTATTATTGGAAAGCATAATAGAATCACAAATCACAACAAAAGGGGAAACAAGATGAATGTAGAAGCTTTGATACATGTTATGGGGGAAATAAATGAAGAGAACTATGATCAAAGATCATACGACGGTCCTCAACGGTGCATCGCGGGACATCTAGTTACGATATATCATGAAAGTCTTAAATTTCCTGCAGAATTTCATGTAGCTTTTATAGCTCAACAAATCTTAGACATATCCTTTGATCAGGCAAATAGTCTGTTTGCAGGAGATTGGGACTATGTATGGGATGGTCGATTTACTCAATTGTATCAAGATCCAAAGACTCAAGTGTTAAGGGCTAAGGCTCGTATCGCTTTCTTTATCTTGAGTCACGGAACTGATAATGTTGAACTATTTAAAATGAACGAACAAAACTTAAATGGACTCTTTCCTAAAGAGGTAGTAGAGATACTATCTCGAGAAACAATGTACTTAACGATAAGACCATTTAATCTCTTTAACTCTAGTTATCGAGGTACTTGGATAATAGAAACTCCAGTAGAAACTGAGGAAGCTGTTTGTGTATGACTCTTGAAGAAATCAAGAAGGAAATATTTAGAAGCGCGGATGCTCTCACAGGTCCGCGCAACTTAAGTTTAACTGAGATCGAGAGGCATAAGTCACGTATCATTGCCTTTAGAGCTTTAGCAGACATCATGATGTATGAAAGGAAGTATAATGATAAGCCCATGGCAGAGACAAGTAGACCTAATAACCCTGAAGAAGCATGACGCAGAAAAGGATCTAAAGCATGTCAAGGAACTTTTAAACGAGAATCTGCCTCCAGAGATCAGAGCACGGGCGGCTCTTTTGAGACAGAGAGTAGAAGAAATGGTCATATTCTATGATCAACAGTTAGCTACCGCCACTAAGGAACTTTTGAACAGCAAGTGAAAAATAGTTATTTACAACTCACATAAGTTTATTATATAATGTATTATATGGTAAATAGGAAAACCTATTAACCAGAGAGGCATTCAATGCAGATTAAGCAAAGTGACATAAATCGTGTGCGTTTTCTTTCCAAATGTATTGATCAGAATCTCGAAACTCTCGATGATTTGGGAGAAGAAAAGTCAGATTATATCGTACTTTCTCTCTTTGCCGAATTAGGTAGCAACATCTCTGAGTTACTCTCAATCCTATGTAAAATTAGCGTAAATAGACGTGAAGAGCTTTCTTCACAAGATAGGGGCGTGTAAATGTACTATGACGATGATGATCCAGATCAGTATGACTATGCTGATATGCACTTTGCTGATCCGGGAAGTGGTTCAGCGCTACGGGCCGGGGTTAGAGATCAACGTTGTCCAACCTGCAAGTATCCAAATCGTCTGACTCAAGAAGATGTGAGTCTTCATTATCAGTGTGATGCTTGCGCTGATGCTCAAGAGAAAGGCATAGACGGGCCCTATAACGAAGAGTATGATGAAGAACTTCAAGTAACTGATTCATCATATACAGATCCAGAGGCAAATCGATGAAATCAAAGACAGGAATCTGTATCAAGTGTGGTAAGATCATGGTGAACGGGGCAGGGTGCACCCATGAGTCTTGTGGGGGCTTTATTTATGGGATTCCTCATAAGTTCAAGATGAATCCAGAGACCAATAACTGTAGGTGCTGCAATCAACCATCTTGGTTAACCGCTGAGCATGGATTTAGGATTCATCTATGAAGTTTGAGATAACATTAACCGAAACCGATACGGGGATCTTACATCGTTTTGCTTCAGTTGGGCGCTTCTTTGATGCTGTTATTAGAGTCGCGGATGCATCTGATCATGATGATGCTGAACTTGTCAGCGTTTATGCAAGGCACTTAAAAAGCGCGTTAATGACGTTCCATCTGCAGGTAAAAGAAAAACTCTTGAGTGATGAGTACGAGGCAGAGAAAGTGAGGATAAATGGCTCGTTGCGTGAATTGTGATGTGCTGATTTCAGATAGACCAGAACATGGTGAATACTGCTCCGCAAACTGTAAAAAGAAGTACATAGCTGAAGCAACTAGTCTAATTGCGGCTGCATTAACACTATATGAGGCAAAAAGAGAGGCAAAGAAATGAAGCCCTGGCTTTCAAATTATCTTAAGTCATTTAACTTCAACAATGAGTTATCTCAGTGTGATGACTTGTTTGACAATTGGGCTGGAGTTTGTATTGATGTTACAAGTATGACCGTATCGGCTAATCGCGTTACGGATCCAACTCCATTCCATAATATTGAGACTCTACATGCTGCTGTACTGAAACAATACTTGATGTGCGATTTTGAAGATGAAGAGGCTTTGAATGATGAAGCGGAGGCAAAATCATGAATCTGGGTAAGGCTCTTTCAATTATCTTCGCCGCTCATCGGTCTGAGATAGAGATGCATATCGATGTAGATACTTTCCATGCTCCTTCTGAGTGTCATGATGTTGTGACAAAGGGTGAGGTAGATAGGTTAAGACAAGCGAGACGGCATGCTCGTTCCATAGCAAGGATGCCGGTTCGAGTCTTATTTAAGAAAGCTCGAAAACTTACATCAGAAAAAACAATGACGCGAGCCGCCGCCAGAATCTCATTTCCTAGAAACTATTACTAGAAAGGTCATACTATGTGGCATATAGATTGGCTGTGGGTAATGATCGTCGCTTTGTTCGTGTTAAGTGGGCTAGGCATTTACCGTGATCGTGCCAAGTATCGTGCATTTTTTACTAGAAAGAGGCAAAAATGAAAGTTGTGTCAGAAAATAAGCTTGTTTTCAGTAATGGTGAGTCAGTGTTAGCCCTGGCTCAGATGCTTTTGGATCGAAAAGGTATCTTTGAAGCAGATGATTTGGCTATCGGGTTACATAAAGGGCAATTAGATAAGGCTCTTAAATTCATGATGAGAAACACTCCTACTTCTAGTCGAATGTTTTCTAACCCTGAGTGTTTAGAGTTAGTAGCTATCATGTCTGTGATGAGTGACATACTTGATGGATATACTAAAGAAAATAAAGAGATCTGCGAGATTCTTCGTGTTATGTTCTATTTAGCTCAGGGGATGATAGAAGGAAAGGATGAACAATGAAACGTTCTTTTCCACAAAAACGCAAGTGGTACATAAGCTATAGTATGAAGACTTTCAAAGAGGAGCACCCGGGTGTAGATCCTAGTAAATACTTTACCTGGAAAGAGACTCTCGAGGCTGGTCAAAAGTGGAAAGAACTGGCTAAAAAAGTTTGGGATCTTCTCGATAGTTACATGTATTTTGATGTCGAGAAAACTGAAGCCACTCAAATGTATGAGTGGGTGATGAAAGAAGAATGGGCTCAGAAAGAAACTAAAGAAGATATTGAATCATGTATTCAATATTGGAAAGCGAATTAGATGATTGAGATTCCCCGTCCGATACTTATCAAGAACTTCATTAATGAGGGAAGTTCTCGCCCTGTTACGAATGCCGAGTTCATGGAATTCTGGAAAAAAATAAATGAAGAAGAACGTGAGCAATACGCTCAGGAGATCATGGCTCTCAAAGCATCATAGGTAAGAGGCAAGCGTAACTTGCCATGGGCACACATAAACGCTATTGGCACCATGAAACCTTTAGCGTGACTGGTGAGTGATAAAGATCATGGGAATGTTATCACGTAAACAGACTATGTGTGTCCATGGGAGGTTATGTTAAACATCCGAGGGATTATGGCAAGTAAACAGCATCGAATTAGTTATCTCGATTTTATTCTTAAGGAAAGAAGTCACCCAGAGCATGGTGGACATGAATGGTTAGTGCATCATAGAAACTCTAATCATCTAGATCATTACACTCCACCACCTGTAGGTCGGGTCATGTGGTATCCTGCATGGGGACGCTATGTGTATCAGTCGTTGAGCGATGCTTTGACAGACTCAGGGCATCTTAAATCTATTGCTAGATTTTGTGGGGAAAAGACTAGGCAGTTCAATGATCAACAGAGAGGTTTATTGTGACTAGCGCAAAACGAAAGTATTGGGATTACGCTATCGAAAATGAACGCATAACAAATAGTAGGAGTGAAGTCCAGATGGATGCGTTCATCAGAGGAGTAAAGGCAGGAATAGAGGCCTATTCCACATATAAGGATGGTAAACAATTAGTTGGGTGTATGGAAGAAGAAAAGAACGATGTTTTTAAAGAAATTGATGAAATAGTTAGACGACAAGGACCGGTAAACTAGTGTATTGCCACGGTAGGCAGGTGGTGGGCCTTGATTTGCCTCTGGGCCTATCGGCTGAATTAGTACAAGTATTCAGTCTTCGACATCTGCCTACCTTGGGAGTACACTAAAAGGGGAAATAATGATAGATCGTAGAAAGTTTCTTACCAGCACTGGATTAGCTACAGCGTCCCTTGCTATTCCTTCAATCCTTACACCAAGAAAGGTAGGAGCAGTTACTATTGATCCGAACGTATTTATTAATACTGGTAAGTCTATTGCTCAAGTTGCAGCAAAACATTTTTACGGTACAATAACGCCGACGGATTACAAGAATCTTTCAAATACTTACAACACGTTGGCTTATTTCTGGGCTGGGTATGGTATGGATAACATGATTAAGCCATACTACAATGGAGTTAATGAGAATCAACTCACTGCGGCTTATGTCAGAGTTAGTGCGGCAGCCGCTACTGTTAGACTGTATAATCCATCAGTTACAAATCAAACAGTTTCTGCTTATCTAAATTGGTTTGCGTCTTCGGGACAGGCAATTTCAGGCGGGGTTGATTATCGAACAGTAACCCTTAACAATATGCGAGCAAATGGAATGTACCCATATATTATTAAAGCTCGCAACCAATGCTCTAATATTGCCGCCATGCTAACTCCAAAACCTGTATACTTCCAAGGAAAGTATTATCAACCTCAACCTCTAGTAGTTCAGAAAGCGCCACAAAATCCACCGATAAATGAAAATGGACCTTCCCCTTCTGAATGTCAATGGGATGCATTTGATAGCTACGCGGCTGGTCTTGGATTTTTTGTATTAAGTGTTATGACTGGAGGATTAGCAGATTTAGGAATTGCAGGAGTACTTGCCGCTGGTATTCTAACTGATATAGGAATCGCTGGTACTCTTGGTTCTTTCGCATGGGGCATTGGACATGGAATGGTTTGCCCGCTGTAAGGAGTGTAATTATGCCTACTACAATGCCAGTAATACTTACCGGACTATTCGGAGCAATACTAGGACTCTTGCACATAGTATCTAGAGGCTCTAAAAACTTACGTATAGTACTTTCTGTAGCTTTTCTTCTTAGTGGATGCTGGTTAATTTATTCAGCACTTACTGTCCGGTTCTTCCATTAATCAGGTGGGCTCTTACGAGCCCATCTTTACAATGATGAAGCATAACTAAAAGGAGAAACAATGAATGCCAGCCACAAATTTAAAGCTAGTACACAAAAAGCAATTGCACACCTCCACGGTAGGCTCGAAGTCCAAATCGAGTACTACGCAGCAGGAATCGGCATCTCCCCGGCCGAGCTTTCCAACGAGTTGGGATCGTTACTTCTCACTAATTCGACCGGGAGCGTATCGGATCGCGTGCGGGTTTTGCGAGAAAAGGCCCCCGGATTACTACAAGGGAGCACAGAGATGGAAGTGGGTAGCCGGACACGAAAGGGCCGCCCACGGGGGAAAGTGGGAAGACCAGTAGGAAGTAAGAACAAGAAGCCACGCGGCGTCCATGGTGCATTTGAAGATAGAAACAAGAGAAAGAGAATTTCTGGCATCAAAGCTTATTGGGCCGCTATGACAGAAGACCAACGCAAGAAGGAGATGAAGCGTCGAGGTCTTGTAAAAAATACAATAATTACTAAAAAGAAGAAATCAGGCATTAAAGCTTACTGGGATGCCATGACACCGGATCAACGTAAAGCTGAGAATGCACGGAGACGAGCTATGAGAAAGATAACCGCCGCATGAAAAAGATAGACATCCCACTAATTGAGATAATTCCATGGGAACACATGTGTCAAGAAGCTAATTCTTTATCTGTAGATCGATACATTCCCTGTGCTACTCCGGCTGTAGCTATCGTCTATCATCGTAAAGATAGACGAGGTTATTACATGTGTATGAATTGTACAGTTCATAACCTGAAAAATCGTGGTGGTTACTTAGTAAGTGCTAAGAATCTTGCTACATATAACGAACTTTTACTGGAGGAAAGAAACTAGAAGAGAGGAATCTAATGGGATGGAACTCAGAAGATGCAGGGCCCAGAGAGGAGGCAAAATTAGCCGTTCAATTAACTCGTGTTGAAGCTTATAAGCTAATTAAAGCTTTATCACGTCTCACTCATCCTGAAAAAGGCCCTGTACTTGTTAAAATGGCTGATGAACTCTATTCTTTATTAGATAGAATAGACGGACAACTATTGAGGTAAACATGACGATTCTAGAAGCATCAATGGCTGCTCTTGAGACCGATGAACTAGAGAAAAGTAGAATGATGGATGAATGGACAGAAGAACCAAATAATAGAATGGGTCTTGCTTTATTCATTAAAGATACTATATCCAGTGAAGGTCATGTTACATTAAAGACTTTGGCCTTCATCTTTTTATTCGGGGTACAAACAGGAATGATTCTAGAAAGGAGTAAAAATGGATCCATTACAGAGATTCAAGGATGAAATATCGATTATGGCTACGGGTATGACTAAAGCAGAAGCCCATTCACAAGGCATCTGTGTTAAGTGCAGAAAACCTCCTTTATTTCGTACAGAAAATGGTATCAGAGAATACAGTATCTCAGGCATGTGTGAAGTTTGTTGGGATGACTTATTTAAAGAAGAAGAAAAATGAAGGTACCTTCTATAAATCAAGCATGCGAGATATGTGAAAAAGCAGATAACTTTGAGCTTTTTGATGCTCGCGTGAAACAAGGACCATATGGGGCCAAAGGTCACTGGGTCTATATTTGTAAGACTTGTCATGAAGAATGGGGCTTGGGAATAGATGGAGAAAATCTAATGGTGTTTCAAAGGTTCTTTGGAAAGTATAGGGAGGTGAAATGGAAAGAGAAGAACTTAACAGGCGACTTGAACAGCAAAGAAAGAGACTCTATACAATCATAAACAATAATCAACAGCCTATAGTTCATGTTCAAGCTGACGCTGCTATAGCTATTAATCTTCAAATAGAGGCAATATTGTGGATTAAAGATAATAAGGAGAAAAAGAATGTCGACTAATATGATAGTATCGTGCGATGTCTGTGATAAACAAAAGAAAGCTGGTGATCATTGGTTTATAATGGATATAGATGAGGATGGTTTACATCTTAGCAAAGTTGATTTTGATGCTAATTTTGAAAACCATACTGATACCGTAAAAGATGTTTGTGGACCTGAGTGTGTCATTAGACTTACACAGACATTCTTGATTTATGGAGATTTAGAGTTAGTAAGAGAATCCTCGGGACAGTCATGAGATTCTTTCCAATTATCGCAACATTTCTAATAGCCTCTGCTTCTTCGGCACAGAGCTATAATGATGCGTTTGGTCTCAGATTAGATAACTTTGATCGACCAATTGCTGTACATGATTGGTGGCACCCTGGACAGATGGAACCAATCATTACTCTATATGAAGATAAAGATGTCATGTTCTTTATGGCTGACCCAAGATTTGATGCTGGTTTCAATGACTATACATCAAAAGGTCGATACGTAGCTTGGGTATGGCAATGGTATAAGACTTCAATTAATTGTAGAGCTCAGTTATCTAATTGGGATTGTAGTACGATCAGGTATCGAATGATGGAACTTGAAGTAGATACCAAGACTCATACTGTAAACATTGCTGATGATGAAGCTTTTGATTCTTTTGCTCCGCTTTGGAAAGGTAAACATCTTCAAAAACCAACAGGTTTCTTTACTCCAAAACCTGGCACCGGTTTAGCTTTGATACTGTCAGAAATATCAGAGATTCTACCTTAAGGTACAAACATGAGGTATGACTACTATATTAGAGATGAGTTTGGAGACATATGGAACGATGAAGCTATTAAAACCTTCGGACAAGCTTATGACTACAGAAATCAAATACGGCCACTCATTAATAGACTCACTACGTTGGAAATTATCTCTGTTACCCGAGGAGATGGCATTGTTAAAAAAGAGTCCTCGAGACGCGAAAAATCAGATTTTGCACCTACCTCAGACTTCTGATAATACTGCTGAAGTTAAGCGACTTATTAAGAAACTAGAAGAATCTGTGTTTAAAGGTCAGTGGCTAAATGCTACGTACTATTGTACCTTACTTAGCTTGAATATTCAAAAGAAGCATGGAACCTTAAGATTCAGTGAAAGGGAACAAAAATGACATTAGATGATTTAAAGATGCCGTGTCCAATTTGTAAAAGTAGTGGACGTGTTACGCGTAGGACATTTGCATCAGCAGGAGACATGGATGTTAATACTGAACCACGCATGATTTCACAATCTTGTTATGGTTGTCATGGACAAGGTTGGCTCTGGGAGCTATCTATAGATGAGATGGCTGAACGTATAGTCAAAGCAGAGGGTGAGCGTGACAGGCAGTATGAGTTTAACGCTGGGCAGATAGTCAAGCAAGCTGAATTAGAGAGTCAGATAGGTGCGTTGTTAGTAGCATTACGTGAGATTGAGAATAAAAAATCTGCACCACCGCTTGTATTACAGATGATCGCTCAAGCAGCATTACAGGCTTTTGAGGTTTCACAAGAAGAATAGTTATTGAAAGAAATAAGAAATGGTTACACCAACTATAATAACACAATCTGGTGTAGGGTATAACTCAGCTATCATACTACAGCCAGGTTCTACAGATAGACATGGTGTCATATACGTTTCTACAGGAACGTCACCTTCGCCCTTTGCTGGTCTTTTCTATCTTCGTTTTGCGGTTTGGCACAATAAGAGTGCTGTTTGCCTCATACCTCTTTCAGAATCAGCAAAAAGACTTCATATGTGGTCATTCTTTCCAACGAATCATTACGGCTTCGAAATTTATGGTCCACGTGAAGGACTTGAAGCATCTACGACATATGTTTGGCGTTATCGTATTGGATTCAATTGTAACGTTAGAGAGTAGTATTAAAATTTAGAAAAAAAGATATTTACAAAGATAATAAGCTTATGATATAATGAATTATATGAGAAAATCCCTAATGTACGACATCATGGAGAGTAAGCATATTAGCTGGAGAGAACTTGTTGAATTAACACATCTCACCAGAATGACTCTGTATAATGCCAGTAAAGGGAAAGGGGTAACACTTACTACGGCTCAAGCCATTGCTAAAGCTCTAAGTGAACCTATTGAGAATATCTGGCCAACTGAAAATAATGAAGAAGCTGCATAAAGGAGAAATGTACGCAAACCTTTCTACCGGTGAAGAGTTTCGTGAAGTCAATGGAGTACCTTGACTATCAAAGGCTCGGAAAACAGAGAATAGAAGCGGCTCAAATATTAGAAATTTTGCTTAATCAACCGGTACTTCCAAGTAATCTTCATTCTTTAGTTCCTTTTGATTTTAGTAATTCTCAATGGAAGAATCATCCTGCTGTAATAATGTGGGCAGGTCACGAAGAATGGCTTAAGTATTACTTAGCCTGTGCTGTAGGAGAATGGTGTTCAAGAGGCTATAGTAACTCTATAGAATGCTTGGATTATGATTTAGGATTAAAAGAAAATCCTCCTTCTTTTCTCGGATACGAACCATTTCATAGATCGCACCGATCAAATCTTGTAAGAAAACTCCCAACACATTATAGACAATATTGGCCAGATGAGGATCCTAATCTTCCTTATTTCTGGCCTACAGGTGTTATTTAAAACGAAGGGGAAAAAAATGACTACGCAAGAAAAAACTATTAAGTTAAACGTAAGTCCAGAGCAAATTAATGAGTCAGATCTTCCAATTGATTTTATGGGAGCTGATAAAGGTGATCCATCAAGTGGCTTTAAAGATAAAAAATTAACAATTGATTGTAATTATGGAAAAGAATCTCAAAATATTATCTATGAGATTTCTTTTGATGGCGAATCAGAATTGCTAGCAATTGTTAAGGACATGCCACAAGGCGTAGACCTCGAAACCGCAGAAGATATTCTTCGTGAATTCTTTATTGGAGTTGATGAAGATGAAGACGAAGATGAGGTAGAAGAAGAGGAGTAAGCATGGGCTTACTAAGGAGACTAACTTTAACTATTAGAACTCTACAAAAGGAGAATAGAAAAATGGAAAACGATACCAGTACTCTTGATACTACTGAACAGACAACAGCAGAAGAGACTCCAGCAACAGTACTACTTGAGGCTGCAAAAGCTTTATCTACCGCAGCTAGTAGCCCTCTCGGAGTTCGACAATCTGATATTGATGCTGCAATAGCTGCTATGGCAACTGCTGCTGATCAGTTAAACTCTAAAGCAAATCCTCCCACTGTAGATACTGAAGATTCCAGCCCCACTACCTGAATATTAGGTGGAAAATACTAGTTAAATGTGGGGAGTAGTAACCTGTAAGAATGATATATATTCGAGTGAGGTTCAACCATAGGTGGTAGAGCCTCACTCCTTACAGGTAAAAAGAGGACATAAATGGCCTTACCAAACAAAAGTGAAGATCTGAAGGGCAATGGCTATACCTTCTTGAATGATGGTGTCTGCTCATACTGTGGTAGTGACATAGAGTGGTATGAGACACCTTACGGAACAAACATCCCCCTAGATCCAATGCCTGAAGGCAGATCTCCTGTAAGACATCACCGCAGCACTTGTACAGGACAGTAAGAAACAGACCCCTGAAGAATATATCTTACCAGTAAATCTGGAGGTGTTTATGCGCCTTTATTTTTGTTCTTGTTTAAATTGCAGCTACAAAACAACTTGTATCCTGCCTATTAATATAGCTAGACAAGCAGTTAGAATTCATAAAGTAAAACACATAATTTCTACAGTAGAGATTCGTAATGAGCAAAATATTATAGTTGAAAGTTATGGCTAATAAGGGTGATTCATGAAAGGATTAGTTTTAGAATTCGATGATTTAGGTGGTTATGATTCTATGACTGGAGCATGGACTATATATAAAAATGATAAGGTACTTTTATATATAGATCAAAGTCACTTTGGTCAAGAACCTAATGATCATGAATTTAGAAGTGTAGAAGCAAGAAGAATAGCTATGATATGTTATGAAGCTTTACTAGAGGCAAGAGACTAATGATTGATGTAGAAAATCTCGATTGGTCTAGATGCGTATACCCACCTTTTGATCATCAAAGGATAGGTACGCGAGCCTTAATAAGTAACCAGCACTTTGCGTTACTTGATGAGATGGGTAGTGGTAAAACGAAACAAGTAATAGATGCAGCATGTTTCATGTATGAAGCAGGAATTATAGATACCGTACTTATAATTTGCCCCGCTCAAGTTAAAAGTGTCTGGGTCCATCCTCAGTATTCGCAAATTATAGAACATTCTTTTGTAAAAGGAATCATTCATGAGTTTTCAAAAGATACAAAAGAAGTTCCTGATAGATCAGAAGGTCTTTTATGGGTGGTAGTGTCAGTAGAAATTTTAAGACAAGAGAAACATGTTAAGACTCTTTCTACATTAATGAAAAATAGAAAAATATTTGGTGGAGTAGATGAATCAAGTACGATCTCTAACCATCGCGCTTCACAAACTAGAGGAACTCTTAATATAAAGAAAGTAATAGCTAAGCGATTTATTCTTAACGGTACCCCAATCGGACAATCTATACTTAACCTATGGAGTCAATTCGAGTTTCTCGATCCTCTGATTCTAGGTTTCAAGAACTATTTTACATTTAGAAATCATCATTGTCAGATGGGTGGTTACATGCATAAGCAAGTTATAGCTTATCACGATATTGAAGGACTTCAAAATAAGATTAAGCCATATGCATTAAGAAGACTTAAAAAAGATTGTCTCGACATCTTGCCAAAGATGAGATCACCTTTGATTGAAGTAAGATTAACTCCAGCTACATGGGAAAAATATGTTTCAATGAGAGAAGAATTTGTAGCATATTTAAATTCTTCTGATGAAGCTTCTATTGTAACTACTGCTCCGGTTAAATCACTGAGATTAGCTCAAATTTGCTCAGGTTTTTTAGGAGGATTTTTAGATGATGAAGATGACGGATCAACCACTACGGTCGAGATATCATCAGAACTCACAGATGCTTACTTGGATAATCTCGAATTTAGACTCAGAGAAGACCCAGACCTCAGACTCATTACTTGGTGTAGATTTAGGGCTGAAATTGCAAGGCTTGAGAGGAGAGTACGGGCACGGTTTCCCAACCTACAGGTTGAAGTGCTACAAGGAGGATTATCGAAAACTGATAGGGAAAAAGCTACATTTCTCTTTCACCCAGATAACACAGATCTTAAAGGTCCCGCTTTGCTTATCGGTCAGCCCCAGGCTGGACGTTTTGGATCTAATTTCTCTAAATGTCAGCTTGTTGACTACTTATCCAATGATTATTCTTTCATCACAAGATCACAAAGTGAAGATCGCGTACACAGACCAGGTCAAAGATTTCAAGTACTCCTGCAAGATTACCTGGTTGTTGGACCTAATAGAGAAAGAACAGTTAGTGGAATCATCTTAAAGAATCTAAGAAACCATGAAGACTTTGCAAATTGGACCGCATCAAAATGGGTTGCTGAACTATATCAGGAAGAAAATGATGTACCATTCTAAAAGGGGAAAACAATGTTTACTGATGATCATCTAGAGATTCAAATCCAAATGATGGAACAACAAGTATCTTTTTTAAAGGAACTTAGACAACGTAGACAAGAAGATAAATTTTTCTTACCTCCTCATGAACCGAGTAAGATTAGAAAACTAAAAAAGAGTGGGCAAATAGTATCTGTTACTTGTAGTTGTGGTGAAAAGACTAAATATAAGGTCCCTCTTAACCAAATAGAAGACTTTAAATGCCCAAAAGAAGGACACAATGGGAAAATATAGTGGATTTAAGAGTCAACTCACTAAAGTAGAGGTAGAACCCGACTATCAATCTAAGGTTAACCTCATGAAAGATGAAGTTAAAGGAGAGCTTTTAGCTAGCGGTAAACAAGTAACCGTAAAAAGTTTAGGTATCGTTTACGCAAAAGCAAGAGCCGAGAAAGCTAGACTTAATGCATTAATAAAAGCTCAACAAATTATAGTAGAAGCAACTCAACAAGAATTAATTGAAATGATGGAAAGTCAAGATTACACTAGCGTCAAACTTGAGGGTGGAGTATCTATTTCAATTAAAGATGATGTTTATTCTTCTGTCAAAGATAAGCCAGCGTTTATGAGCTGGATATCTGAAAATGATATGGAAGATCTTCTCTCAGTAAACTATCAAACAATGAACAGTCTAGTTAAATCTAGACTTATAGATGGACAACCGGTTCCTGCTGGAATCGAACCATACTTTAAACAATCAATAATGATTAGGGGAGTAAATTATGACGACGAATGATAATGAATTAGCTAAACAAAAACATTCATCTCTCTATCAAGAGGTCCCTGAGTTTCTAAGGGGCACAATTGGTAATCAAGCAGGTATGGAAGATGTAGATAGCTCAGATATTCTACTTCCTAGACTTGGTCTATGTCAGTCGCTTTCACCTCAGCGTCGTAAAAGTGATTCAGCTTATATTCCAGGTTTAGAAGAAGGACAACTCTTTAATACAGTAACTCAAGAAATTTATGGAATTGATTTAGTTGTCATTGCTTTATTCTTTTTTAAGAATAGAATCAAATACATAGATATAGATGAGGGTGGGGGTATAGACTGTATATCCGTGAATGCGATTGATGGAGGACGACTTTCTCCAGCAAGTTGTGCTTCATGCCAATTTAGCAGTTGGGGTAACGGGGCACTTAAAGAATCTGAATCAGCAAATGATCCACCACTATGTACTCTATATCATAATTTTATGGCATTCATGCCTGATGTTGAGATACCTTCTCCAATTGCTGTAAGTTATAAATCTACCGGACTAAAATTATCAAAACAACTTTTAGCTGCTGTTCGTCTCACTAACATGCCAATGTTTTCAAAGTATTATAGAGTAACTGTAGTTGAAATGAAAAAAGATAAGAATCAATGGTTTGAAAAAAAGATCACGCCTGATAAATACGTAAATCGAGAACTCTTTGATCAAATGGATCATTTGTTTAAGAAACTCAAAGCTAGTAATATCAAAATTGATACGACTGGTGAAGAAGCTGAAGTAGAATTTGGTCATGGAGCTAATGATATAGAAGGACAACATCAAGCATTTTAATCATATAGGAAGCTAAGAAATTGGCTTCCTGTATAGACTATAGAAGGGTTCATTGTTAGATAAGTTCGCTGGCTTATTTAGGGGATCCGGACTTGCTCATGGTACCTGGGAAAAATCTACAGGTAAGATGGCCACGCTTTTGTCTCCCGCTACGGAAGAAGACTATCGGCGGCACTTAGTCGGGGACCTAGGACTTGGAATAGTTCCTGTTGATGAAAATGGGATGTGTTACTTCGGGGCTATAGATTTAGATATAGACACAATTGATCATAAGGAGTTATATGCGCGTGTATCTAAACGAAGTCTCCCTCTATCCGTCTGTAGAAGTAAAAGTGGTGGAGCTCATCTCTACGTTTTCTTCAACAAACCAATTAATTCTACTACCGTACAATACTTACTCAGGAAGTGGGCTTCTCTCCTCGGCTATCCGTCTAAAACAGAAATATTTCCCAAGCAAGCAAAAAGTACTACAGATAATATTGGAAACTGGATCAACCTTCCTTATTTCAACGCTTCAAACACAGTCAGATATGCGGTTGGAAATAACGGCTCCTACGATATCGATGAATTTCTTAACTCGGTTTGCTACTATACCGGAAATGAAAAAATAGATGAAACAATTGGTTTAGATTTAGTTCAGATAGGAGAGATGCCACCATGTTTAAAGGAATTAAATCATGAAGGACTCGGAACCGGATCTCGTAATGTCGGACTTTTTTCATACGGAGTCTTTTACAGAAAATCAAGTCCAAATGGTTGGCAAGATAAACTACGTAACTATAATAAAAATTATGTTTCGCCTCCTTTGCCTTCTAATGAATTGGAAGCGCTCATTAAAAGTCTCGGACTGCGACAGTATCAATATAAGTGTGATGAGGAGCCACTTTGCTCTCACTGTGATAGGAAGACTTGCCTCACTCTCCCATTCGGAGTCGGTAACAAGCCATGGGAAGACGAAAACAATTTTGATGAGTTAAACGTACAAAACTTAAGAAAGATTCTTACAGATCCTCCAACATATACAGTTGAAGTAAACTCAAGAGATATTCATTTAAGTTCAGATGAGTTTCGTAACTTTGAAAAATTTCGTAAACGTATCTTTGAAATTCAAGATCTTATATTACGACCAATAAAACAAGCTCAATGGGAACAAAAATTAAAGAATCTATTAACTACTAAAACAGATATTGAGGCTCCTGAAGATGCTTCAAATTATGGATCTGTTAATGAAAAGATTGATGATTTCTTAGCCTTAAGTGAACGCTCTAAAAGTAGAGAGGATCTATTAAGAGGTATGCCGATATTTGAAAAAGATAAGATACTATTTCAAGTATCCTATCTTCAAAGATACCTATTGTCTCAGAAGATAATGATTCAAAATCAAGATCTATTTGCTATACTTCATGAAAGAAAATGTATATCAGAAACGATTAAGATAAAAGGAAAAGTAATAAGAGCATGGACAATAGCAGCATCATCTGTTAATCGTCAAACAGAAAATTATGATGACGCGATATTTGAACCAGAAGGAACAGATCTATGATGGTTAGAGGAATTGATTGGCAGATAATTCGTTTTAAATTTACCATTGAAGAATGGACACATTTAAACGAAGCTATAACAGCAGAAGGATTTAAACCAAGAGGTGTTATTCTCGATGAAAGAAAATTAGATCCTGAACTATTAAACAAGTTGAAAAATGCGCTCAATATTAAATCCTAATGTTATAAATATATACACCTAGAGTACACTCCGGGTGATCCTGGAGATATCTAGGGTTCATTGGGCAACCTTTTACAATAATAATATACACCCAATTATTTGCATCTTTTCAAGGGGATAAAGTGAAGATAATCAAGCCATTCGCGCACATTCTTAAACCTGAGTTATTAAGTGAAGGTTTAAAGATGATTGAGTTTGGGGCCCGAATTTCACATCGCTCAGAAGAGAACATGAATGAAAACACATGGAATAGGTTTATTCAGAATGTGGTTGTGGATCACGGTGATTGGTCTGTTGTTGAGCATTGTTCAATATCAGTCATGGCAGTTATGGACAGGGGCATCACTCATGAGTGGGTTCGTCATCGTCTTATGTCTTTTACGCAAGAGTCTACTAGATTCGTAAACTATGAGAAGAAGATGCCACCGAGTTTCATTTACCCGGTTCCTGATCGAACCTGTTTTAGGTGTTTAGATGGTGACGAGGCTTGGCGAGACAGCGATGGTTTATGGTGGCATGGAGAAAATCAAGAAGACTGCCACAATGACGACGGTTGGATGAATGCTATTCATGATGCTGAGTTTTATTATAAGAAAGCTTTACAGAATGGCATGAGACCTCAAGAAGCTCGTTCAGTTCTCCCTAATGCTCTAGCTGCCAAGATTCTAACGACTGCCAATCTTCGTAGTTGGAGACACCTGCTACTTATGAGGACAACCAAAGAAGCTCATCCTCAAATTCGTCAAATCTGTGATTCATTACTTAGAGAATTTCAGCAAAACGTACCACTGCTCTTTGATGACATCATTCCAGGGGAAAGACAAATTGACAATATGAGGAGACCACATTGATAAACGTAGAAGATGCTAGACTTCCTGAACTCAGGAAATCTTTTATGCTAGAAGTATTTCCTAGACTAAAAGAAATACTAGGAGAAACATATAGTTGGGAATGGAGCGTAACCTTTGATTACACAATTGAAGTAATAACTCCAGGTCCTGAATATAAAGAAACCGTAACAGCAATAGTCAAACAATGGCTACCTTCTGGGTCTAAATTTGTCTATGGTTATAGAGATAAATTTAATGTAGTCCAAAGATCTAATCCAGTGTTTCCAATAGAATCTAAATCAGTAAATCACCCAGCTCACTACGGTGGTGATACAACATATGAAGCTATTAAAGTAATTGAAGCATGGAAACTAGATTTTCATTTAGGAAACACAATTAAGTATATCTCAAGGTGGGATAAGAAAGGAAATCCTCTAGAAAATCTGGAGAAAGCATCATGGTATCTCAATAGAAAAATAGAGGAGTTAAAACATGGAAAGTTATGATCCTCATGATGATTCATTCATTGCTAAGAATCTTGACCTAGAAGAATGGGTTGAGTATCAAAGAGATGAACAGATCCTAACAATAGTTGGTGATATAACTAAAGCTTTTGAGGCAGGTTTAATTGCTAAAATAGATAACTCTGAGTTAAAAAAATTAGGATTCCTGATAGCTTGTAAAGCAGGAACTTTCGCTCCTTTAATCTCAATGAGGCATCACGATCATTGGGCTGCTATGGCTCTTTGTATGATGAGTCACGGTAGGATGGAAGTATATAAAGAAGAAGATGTCACTAGGTTTTCTCGTAGTTTACATGACAATCCTCCTATGTACTATGATAATATTTATTATGTTCCCTGTCCTGGTAAAAGTTGGATAATGGCAATAAGAAAGAAGGATGAAGATGAAACCGAGCCTAGAAAAACTAGAGAGATTAAACGAGATACGCAGGCTCAGGCAGATCTCTTTGAATTCTGAGTGTATTTTAGTAAGAAGTAAAACACAAGCTCGAAGAAAAGTAGAGAGATCACTAGGCTATCTTGATGAAGGAAAAATGTACTGTCATCACTGTGATAATCCAAAATGTATTAATGAAGAACACATTTTCGTAGGAACTAATTCAGACAATATGATGGATTGTGCTGATAAAGAAAAACTTCCTATTGCTGGTTGGAATATTGGAATATCACCAAGTAAAGAAACAAAAGAAAGAATTTCTGAAGGAATAGCAACACGATGGCAAGATCCTCAATATAGAGAAAATGTAGCTGAAGGATTAAGAAAAAGTAGACTACGACCCGCTATAATGTATAAAAATGGAAAGGCAATTTTATGAGACTAAAAATTCTGGGGCCCCCTGGTTGCGCAAAAACTACGACATTATTAAATTATCTACAAAAAGAAATAGCAGATGGAATAAAACCAGAAAGAATCTCTTTCCTAACCTTCACGCGAGCGGCGAGAGTTGAAGCACTTCAAAGAACTGGTGAGGATGAGAAGAACTTTCCTTACTTACGAACTATACACGCTATTTGTTATAGACAACTTGCAATAGGAAGAGATCAAATTGTTAAACCAGAAGATATTCGAAGTTTTGGAAATCAATTAGGAGCTAAACTTACTGGAAATGATTTTGATCCATGGGTTGAGGAATTTGAAAGAGGAATAGATGCTCCTACTCGAGATGATATTCTTCTTCAAGCTAATCATTGTGGAAGACATAGAAAACTCCATCTTAAAGATACGTTACAAGATGTTACAACAGAGATAGATTTCAAGTACGCTAGGTGGTTTACAAATGCCTATAGAACCTGGAAAGAAGCAAATGGAATGTTTGACTATACCGATCTCCTCACTCGATATATCGAGCACGGCAAACCCCTTGACATTGACGTCATCTTTGTTGATGAAGCTCAAGATCTCTCTGCTTTACAATGGGATGCTGTGGAACGACTTGGATCAAATGCTAAAAGATGGTATGTGGCAGGAGATGACGATCAAGCGATCTTCCACTGGGCTGGAGCTGATAGCAACGCTTTCCAAGACCTAGTGGTAGATAAGACGGAGATTTTGAATCAATCTTTCCGAGTATCAAAGGCAGTTCATCATGCCGCAATGGAAATTGTACACAGAATAAGAAAACGTTTACCAAAAGAATATGCTCCAACAGAATCTGAAGGATTAGTAGCTAATGCAGGATACTTAGGATCTATAGACCTAAATCATAAATCTTTTATTTTGTTTCGAAACCATTATCGTGGGTCACAAATCTCACAACTCTTACGAAATGAATCTATTCCATATATCGGTAGAGGGAGTCCATTTAATAATTTAGATTCTAGAATTACTCTTGGTGCATGGTATCAACTCTTTGAACATGGTGAGGCAAAATCAGAAGATGTTAAGAAACTTATACGAGTATGTGATCTTGACTATATCGAACCTACAGTTCATCAAAAAATTAAAGAACAAGAAACAGTAAGTATTAAAGAGGTTTTCTTAGAGCGTCCTAATATTCAACAATGGTTTCAACTTTTAGATATAGCAGAAAAAGATAATATGGTATCATACGTCAGAAAAAGAGGTCTTCTAAGATGTGCTCTTCCTAAGGTAGAATTAATGTCTATTCATCAATCTAAAGGGAGAGAAGCACACACTGTTTTGATAGATCCTGAAATGAGTCGAGCTGTATGGGAAGGAATGATTAAGAATCCTGATGATGAACATAGGTGCTGGTATGTCGCGGTATCAAGAGCTAAGGAGAGAGTGTTTTTCTTACTTCCTGATGGTAATTTTGCTTATAGATTCTAAGGAGTTAAGATGGATCTCCAATTTTTTAAAGATAGAATGTATGAAGTAGATTCATTATGTGAAGTAGAAGAACATCCTACTATTCTAATGTGTTTGAGAATTAGACCATCACATCCTAGATATAGAGATAAGCTTCGAAATCAAGCTCAGCTAAATAGACCAATAGGAGTACTAATTTCTGTAATGAAAGAAGTTGATGATTTCATAGAGGCTGACTTTAAAGTAAAATGGTATAAAAGATGGTTTCATTTTTAGTAACCATTTCTTGGTTACGGAAATTCAATAACTTCGATTACTAAAGATTTGAAAACAGTTGTTTACAACGGACATAAGCTTGTTATACAATTATATTAGGTAAAAAAGAGTAAAACAATGGAGATTAGAGAGGTAACAGTTTACAACAAGAAAAAAGCTCCTTTCTCAGGTTATGGTATTTGGCTAGTTTTTGAGATGAAATATAGACAAGCTCAATTACTACACCCTGTTCATTTGACTGAGTTAATTCTCGGTGAATATGATTTTGTTAGATCCAGTGGAAATTGTCTTTGGCCTGTAAATAACACTGGAAATAGTTTCGATTTTGAGAGATTTAGAAAAAGTTTTAAAGAACGGGTTGAATTATTCGTAAAGAATAAGAAATATTTTCCTGTTCAGTTAGTTGCAAATGCTATTGCTGAATTAGATGAATGTTCCTATAAAGAGGCATTAACATTTTTAGCCTCACACTCATCTAAAGAGTACAATAAACCAGTTTCAACTCTCTTTAATAAGGCTAATAGAGAGTATAATCTAGCCGAAAATGTTGATCTTTTACAATATAAAGGTCGTCAATTAGTTATATTGAACGCCTTTAAAGAGAATGGGCAAGCCAGCATTTATCAAATAACTCACTTAGTAACTGGCAAGCTTAAGACAAAATCTGATGTAGGTAGAGTAGTGACCTACTTCATCCATAAATTTGCCTCTCAAGGGGTACTTGAGATTGTGGCATAGGAGAAAAAATGTCGGATCAAAAACAGCATGAACAGGCTAAGACTGAACAGCCTAAGACCGAACAGACCAAGACAAAGGTTGGCGATAAGGTTGAAGCGGAACAGCCAAAGGCTGCAACAACCAAAATTGATGGTGCAGCTGCCAAAGAAAGAAAGCCACGTGTAACAGCAAAGAATGCCACTTATCGCATTCTTAGTGAAGTTGATGCAGCTAAGTATAATGGTCAACGTGGACATGTAATCCGTGCTCTTCAGAAGCTGGCTAAACAGCATGGTCCTGATAAGTATTTTACTGTTGATGAAGTTGCCTCAGCAACTGAAAATCTAGTATCACGAACTCCTGTCGAGGCTTCTGTTGCCTATCATCTTAAGGGAATGACTGGAAACGAAGTCTCTGCTAAGCTTCCTGAACCTCCTGCTAAGAAAGAAGAGAAGAAGGAAGAGACAGCAGCTTAGATTTTTACTCCTTATATCTAAGTTGCCAGGGGAAGTTCAAATGCGCCTGCACTTCCCCTGTTCTATTTTTCGAAGTAAACAAGTCGTGAAATAAGACGAGGAAACATGACATCTGAATTAGATTCTATTATTCCTACCCTCCCTGTAATTTCCTTTCCCAAATTTAGATATAAAGTTTTCGGACGAAAAATTCCGATAGCTGTTTTGACATGTCCCAAATGTAAATACACAGATGATGTCTTTAAAAAAAGAGGTGCCTTTCCTATTTCATATTGTAGAGGTAGTCAACCCGCAGAGATTGAACAAGAATTGATGAATCCATTTTCTGGAGAAAAGAAAACTGAAAAACATACCATTATCTGTGCTCACCTTAATTTTGAACACTTTCACTGTCAGTGCCAAGTTTGTGATTTTCCTTTTGCTGTTACTATGCCGGAGGTAACATAATGGGACAAGTAATAATTTTAGAAGGTCCTGATGGAGGTGGTAAAACTATCTTAGCTAAAAGACTAGAAAAAGAGTTTGGATTTAAATACAAACATGAAGGACCCCCTCCTGATAATATAGATCTTATTGCTTACTATCTTGAGATTCTAAATGAATCTATTGAAGGTTCTCAAAATGTTGTTCATGATCGTCTTTGGTTAGGTGAACGTATCTACGGTCCAATAGTAAGAGGAATAGATCGTCTTGGACATAATGGTCAAACTTTATTTACGAGACTCTGTGATAGTAAGGAAGTCACTCAAATTATTTGTCTTCCATTTAGACAAGTAGCTATAGATAACTATTCTATTAAAATGAAAGATCCAAATGATTTTCTTAAATCTATGGAAAAATTTCAACAAGTGTATGAGAGTTATCTCGATTGGACTTATAGTAACAAGTGTAGAATTTTTAACTATGAGAAAAATAATGTAGAATCTTTAATTCAAGATATAGATAAATTTCCACCTAATAGATCTCCTAAAGGTTTAGTAGGATCTAAACAGGCAAAGTATCTATTTATAGGTGATAGACCAAATCATCCTAGTATCGACGTGCCTTTTCATGCACTAAATGGATCGAGTGGTTATTTCAATAGTGCTCTTATAAAGGCTGGATTAAAAGAATCAGAAATTGCCATCTCAAATGCTTTTAGTCCGATAAATCACATACACTCATTAGGAGCGATGCTTGCTTGGCTTAACAACATAGAGCATATTTTCTTAATGGGACAAGCAGCTAAAGCATGGTATGATGAGCGAGCTACTCATATATACAAAACTTCTTACATTCCCCATCCATCTTATTTAAAACGTTTTAAAGGATCTAATTCACAGGTCCTTGCTGACATTATTAAGGAAAGAATACATGGCTCTACTAATTAAAGAAGGAAGCGTTTCACACGCATGGAGAGCATTAATTACATCTTTATTTCAAATTGGTGTAAGTAGTTCTCCTAGAGGAAAAAGAACTATAGAAATAATGAACGTTTCAGTAGAAGTTAAAAAGGCTCTTAACAATATCATTCTTAGTCCAAGCAGAGATTTAAATTATAGATTCATGATAGCAGAATGGCTTTGGATTCAAGCTGGATTAAATGAGCTCTCTTATTTGATTAGATACAATTCCGTGATGAAAGATTTTAGTGATGATGGGCAGATACTATCAGGAGCTTATGGTCCTCGTTTAAGACCTCAACTTTTTTATATATTAGAATCTTTAAGAAAACAGGATTCTAGACAGGCTGTAGCAACTATTTGGACTCCTTCACCTTCTACTTCATTAGATGTACCTTGTACTATTTCTCTTCAATGGCTTATTAGAGAAGGAGCATTACATGTTACTGTTAATATGAGAAGTTCAGATGTATGGTTAGGATTTCCATATGATTTCTTTACTTTTACTCAATACACTAATGTAGTAGCTTCTTATTTAAATTTACCTGTAGGTTCAATTACTATGAACCTTGCTTCTAGTCACTTATATGAAATAAACATTCAAAATGCTATGGCACTATTAATGTCTGAAGATGCTAACTATCATTATTCTCCTACAATAACTAACATATTTCCAGGAAAACATGTTATGTCTAATATACTATTAAGAAAAGAACCAACAGCCTCTTTACAAGAACCATGGAAAAGTTACGCTACGGCTTTAGAACAAGATAAACATTCTGCCTTGGAGGTACTACTTGAACTCCCAAACAAGATTAACAAAAGTTGAGTATTATTTAGAGATGCTTAAATTAGTAGCAAACCGCAGTACATGTATTAGACGAAAAGTTGGAGCTATTATAACAGATAAGGAGGGACATGTTCTTAGTACTGGTTACAACGGAGTACCCAAGAATTTTGATCATTGCATCGATGTTCCTTGTTTGGGGGCTACTGATAAATCAGGGGATACATCACAGTGTATGGCAGTCCACGCTGAACAAAACGCTCTTTTACAGTGTAGTGATCTTAGTAGGGCTAGTGTTATGTACGCATCTTGTACTCCTTGTTTTGTTTGCGCTAAGATGATTGTTAATACAAACATTGGTGCTATTATATGTATTGAAGAATATGCAGATAAGTCTGGGTTAACTGTTCTATTAGAAGCAGGGTGTGCAGTACAGATAGCTGGAAGGATATATGTGCCCGACTAAAAGATATCCACAACCCGAAATGGTGGGATCTTTATTTAGTGGAAACCATGCACCTACTGGTTGGGTAGCTCCAGCCGAGCTACCCGATTTTTCTCAAATTCCTTTAAAGGAGAAATTTGGTTTTGATACAGAATTTGAACTCCCCAATAAAAACATCTATCGCTCTAGACTTGCTGGAATTGCGATTTGCGATCCCCTTGGTAGAAGATACTATCTGCCTGTCGGTCACCGAGCTGGAGGAAATCTTGACGAAAACACCGTACGGCGTTGGGCTAAAGGAAACCTTAGAGGTAGACATCTCTGCATTCTCAACGCAAAAGGTGATATTCAAGTTTGTTATAACTGGGAATTGGATCTCGAAGAACTCGATGTTAAAGTACATGATCCTGCTTTCAAAGCGGCTTTACTTGATGAAAATCGTAGACGCTTCAATCTCAATCAATTATCGAACGATGTATTGGGGATCAGTAAAGAAGAAACAGAAGGCGAAAAGTACAACATTGCCGACATGGCTGCTAGTGAAGTCGGGACCTATGCGGAACATGACGCTTTCTTACATCGTGAACTCGACATTTTTCAACAAGAAGAAATTGACAATCAAGGACTTACTGCAGTTTGCGAGCTTGAAGACCAATTAATTTATTCAACAGTAGCTATGGAACGAGCAGGCGCTAGAATAGATAGATCTAAATTAGAATTATGGATTAGAGAAGTTGAAGAAGCACATCAATCTGCGATTCTTTCTTTATATGCTCAGACCGGAGTTAAAGTTAATCCTAACTCCGGTCCAGATCTTAGACGATTATTTAATGCTCTTGGATTAGAATATCCACGAAGAGAAGAAGAATTAGGCGGTGAAGTTACCTTTGAAGAAGAGTATCTAAGAAGAATACAACACCCATGCGTAAGAGCAATTTTGTTGGCTCGAAAACTTCACTCACTACTAACTAAGTATCTTATAAAGTATCGTAATCTATTAGATGCCAACAACATCTTACGTTATCAACTTCATCAATTAAGAAGTGATGAATTTGGAACAGTTACCGGACGATATGCTTCTTCTGGAGGAATAGATAAGAAGGGCATTAACATTCAACAAGTCATGAAAGTTGAATCTCAATTAGAGGAATATGAGATTGCTGCTTGGATTTTACGAGAACTCTTCATCCCTGCTGACGGAAAGCTCTACGTCTCAGCTGATGCTTCCCAGATCGAATTCCGTTGGTTCGTCCATTATTCAAGATCAGACAAACTCATTTCTGCTTACTGTTCCGACCCAACAATGGATTTCCATCAACTGGTGGCTAATTTGCTTGGTCAAAAACGAAAAGATGCTAAGCACAATAACTTTGGAAAACTCTATACGATGGGAATTCCTAAATTAGCTCGTAAACTTGGTTGTCCATGTAATTGTGGGGTTCCACCAGGAGATCAGTGGTGCAAAGCAAATCATAAGAAAACTTGCATGATGCAAAAGGCTTTTGCAATATCAAGAGAATATGATGAGAAATTTCCAGAAGCTAAGAGTCTATCTCAAGAGGCAATGCGAGTTGCAAAGAATCGTGGCTATGTCCATACAATCATGGGTCGACGCCGAAGGTATCCCACCGGCGAAAGATTACACTCAGCTCTTAACGCAATTATCCAAGGAACCGCAGCCGAAACTCTTAAGGTCAAAATTCTCGAAACTTATCGCAACCGAAAGTTACTTACAATGGACCTTCGTGCAACTGTACACGATGAGATCGATGGCGATATCGAGAACAGGGCCAAAGCCAAAAATTTCAAAGAGTTATTGGAGGCTCCTGACTCACGTATTCCATGCCGTGTACCACTTCTTTGGAAGATAAAAGTAGGGGAAAATTGGAGGAGGTGTACAGAATGAATGAAATAACCGTTGATTCTGCAATTAGATTCGTAGCTATGTTAGAAGAAGAAAGAAATAACCCTGAGCAACTTTTCTATATATCATTTGCTGAACCTAATAGATTTCTTGGAGCCGTAATAACGAAAGCTCCTGGGTTCTTATCTGCTGTGATGAAGACTCATGAACTTGGAATTAACCCAGGTGGAGAAGCTTTTGGAGGTGTTATAGATTTGAAAGTTGATCCTAAATTCTTAGATAAGTTACTTAAAAATAGAAAAGAATGTGAAGAAGCTGTTGGTAATTGTATAAGATGGGGAGATCTAAAGGATAATGAAGCATAAGATCTTAATATCTGGCTATACCACTCGAACATCAGGTAGTACTAGGATTCAAGGTGACTACGTGACGTTCGCCTATGTTCTAGAGGATATCTTAAAAGATATGGGATATGATGTAGAAAGAAGGAAAGTAATAATAGGAGAAGATTTAACCTGGAAATACAGATACGCATTCCTAGGAGTTGCTCCTTTAAGTTCGATATCAGCGGGTTTAGTGCCAGAGACTCATTATGCTATGGATCAAATGCAAGGAAAATTTGCTGTTTTTGCTGACGACTGGAGTTTCTGTAACTTCGGTCCTTCGGTAAGATACACTCTTGAAAGATGGGAAAAGTATCTCGATTATAGGAACTTTAAATGTAGTCCAGAAGCTATAGAAAGTACTTATAACAGTCTTTCCTTAATGGTGTCTATAGCACTAGCCGGAAACAATGCTCCTGTATTAGCCCCAATGTTTTCTTGGGGAGATCATGAATTTTTAATGAGAGAAAACTATAATGCCACCCTATATACTGTTGATCCATCAAGTTGGGTCAAGTATCCAACTATCGACATTCCAACATTTTACAATAAGAAAAAACGGTGGATCATGGCAGCCCTCTCTGATCACTCTAGATGGGTCAACAAACAAGGATTTGAGTTTCCTGTTTCCTATGTTGGAAATAAAAGAATGGGTGATGGTTTTGTTCTAAATGAGTCTCAAACTATTCAATTATTCGCAGATAGTTTTGGTATCCTATCTTGTGGATATCCTTCAGCTGGGTCGGGGTGGTGGAGAACAAGGTACCTAAATGCAGCGTGGGCTGAAACGATAATCTATTCAGATTTTAGAGACGCCTCCTTAATGGGTGAAGCATATAGAGGTAGTTCTAGTGATTTCGAATCTCTGGCGGGGCCTCAAGAATATGAGGAGAGAGTCGTAGCTCAAAGAGAATGGCTGGAGAGTCATCTCTCTAGCAAGGAAGAAGTGATATCTACCATAGAAAGGTTGATTGAATGAAAGAATCAACATTCAGTGGGTTACTTGCTTCAAAGCTTAGAAAAGAAATTGGTGGGAAGATCATTAAGATTAGCGATAAAGTAATGTTAGGTCTTCCAGATAACATGCACATTAAACATAGTTTTGTAACATTCTATGAAACCAAAATAGGGACTGGGGCAGATGAAACATGTTGTTTTCCCTGGGAAGCTATAAACGATATTCGTCAATATGAAGTCTGTAAACGAATATCAAGATACGCTTTAGTTCTATATGTTATTTACTATCCAGATATTAAGATGACTGCTGTTTTAAGTACCACACAACTCTCAACATTTAGAGTAGATAAAGATAAGGATTCTATACCTTTATTTAAAGGTCCTTATTTCTCTAAAGGACACGGCGTAGAATCAATTAGACATCTTATGGAAAGGAGTAGAAGTGAACACGAAAACATTATCTTTGAACTTTGAACAGATGTTAAAAGACTTTCATGAAAAATACGGTCACATGATTTCTAACTATCCTAGCATTCCTCCTGATTCTATTAAACTATTAAGAAGTGAATTAATACTAGAAGAGTGCGCAGAGATGCTTAAAGGGATAGAAGAAGGAAGTTTAGAAGAAATTGCAGATGGTGCAGCTGATCTTATTTATGTTGTTATAGGTACTTGTGTTTCTTATGGTATTCCTATAGAACGTATCTTTATTGAAGTTCACAGAAGCAACATGAGCAAAACAGCTGTTAAAGCAGTTGATGGTCAGAAATACGGTACAAAGACACCAAAAGGCCCGGACTATATCCCTCCAGATATCAAAGGAATATTGTCCAGGCCTAATGAACTAACTAGATTGGAGAAAATTTATGCTTAAATTTATTGGATTCATAGCCTTGATAATGTGGGTTGCTCAATACGGTAGACCAGTATCAAGAGCGTTTGCTCAACTTAACAGTGCTAATGCAAACGATCGACAAAAACCCAAAGTAACTAAACTTAGCTCAGGCAAGATAAAGTTAGATATTGATCATAGTTCCAAAGGAAATGTCACGGCTGTTTGTGACGCTAAGCATGATACAACTATAATAGACCCTGATCCAGAAAGGCCAAAGACCAAAGTGGTCTATCATAACTGTGAATTGACTTATGATATCAGATAAACTTTAGGGCCAACTTATTTAAGTTGGCCCATATCTTATTTATGTAGTCTGCTCAAAAGTGAATCCAGTTACATCTGTAACTGCTGCCACAATAGGTCCAAAAGGCTGCGATGTTGATGTTGCTACCTTTCCATCCTCATTGGTATAGCTAGTGGTTAGAGTAGCTGCTGGTGCACCCACTGTTGCCGTGGTCGGGATGTCAATAGTAGCAATCAAACCGGTAGAGTCAACCGAAACTGGATAATTCACCGGGTCAGAACTGACAGTAGTAGGTGCCCCCTGGGTCAGTAGAACACCGAGAGGCTGTGGAGTGATGGTGATGATAGGCGAAGATCCTGGGGCAAAAGGCAGCATAGTAATATCCTCGAATTTGAATCCGGTGACGGGTTGAGGCTCTATCTCTTTCAAGAGCCGACGAAGAAGACAATTAGTAACGCGAATTTCTGCTACCTGCACAATCTGCAGACGCATATTTATCTGGGAAACTTGAAGAATCTTTAATAGTATTCGGTCAGTATCGAATGGCAACATCTTACACCCACTTAACTAGGATAATTTTATGAACGCACTACCACCGCCACCACAACCTGTCATTACGATCCAATGTGATACAAAGCCAGAATGCAAAGGAATAAGACTAATACCTCAATGTCCTGCCGGCTACCATCCCTCAACTTCACCAATCACTATTAAGTGGGCTGAAATTGATTACTATAGAAAGATTCATGATATGATAACTTCATCTTGTATAAAGAATCAAGTTAAAAATATACGTACCAAATGATAAAATCATATAACCCTAGGTTATCTCTGGTGAATGCCGGGGTTATCTCCAGGACATTTGTGCAACATTTGGCAATATAAATATCAATAGAAATTTTGCATCTTTTCTCAAGAATTATGGCAACTTAATTTACAGTCACTGTAGCGTATATACCGCCCATTTACTATAGACATAACTGGTGGGTGTGGTTGCAACAGCAACTGACACTCCGATGCGATGACCTCTGGTGTTTGACTCTTTCCACGATACCTTGAGTGCTGTTGGCGCAACGTGTGTTTCGTGGGTGCCATTTGTTAGGTCTTTGCCAATGATGCCGTGCACGCACGGATATATCGCGCCATTGCAGAATGGTAACTTAGGGTTGCCATCGCTTGTCCACTTAGCTGTGACCGTGGTAGAAGTTCGCGTCGCTACCATTCCGGTGACAGTGTTAACTATTAGCACATTGATTGAGATACTCACCGCAGGCGTAGCCGATGAATTAGCCGCGTTACCATGTGTATCAAGACCAGCAGCAACCGCCGAAAACTTATGTGTACCAGTCCACGTCACGCCAGTCTGTATACACGTTAACGTTGGCGCAGCTACCATACAGGTCTCGGAGTTGATCGTTAGATCGGTTATGACATAACTCTTAACGCATGGTAACATGGGCTGAGTACCGCTGCTTACACAAACCGGAGAATGTGAGGCACCGATAGTCCAATCAATCGAATGAATCTGAGCATGCGCCACGAATACTGCACAGAGAGGGAGGAACAACAAACCTTTGTGCATCTTTAACTTCCTTAATTTACAATCACGTGACCCGAAAGACCACCCTTTCCACTAAAAGAATCTTGAGGAGTTGGTGTTGCTCCACCTAAAGTATAAGTAGCTGTTATTACAGAAGAAGGAGGGTAAGTTGCTAAGAAAGTAACATTGTCCCAATTTTGACTACCACCAACAGAAGTAGTATGAGAAGCAATATCAATCTGAGCTTGATAACCAGCTAATCTTCCCCATCCACCAGGTAAAGCATTAGCACAAAATTTCCAACCAGGACCACTATTATTATAAGCTGTTCCGTCAATAGCTAGATACTTAATATAGATATAAGGCCAAGCACCTGAAGAAGAACATGGTTTGCTAGTAATTTCACTAGCTATAGTGTACATGTATCTTTGAAAGTGATGCCATACTCCACGAGTACCACCAGCCGTTACACCGCTATTAGTCCAAGAAACGTTACTATTTCCACCATAATCCCAACCAGCTGTACCACCTGGACAACCCGTGTGACAGTACTGACCACCTGCCATAAAACGTATATTGTCTGTAACATCAAAACTATACATGTCATCTTCATCAGCAGATGCGTTACTATTAGTAGGCCAATAATAATCATGAGTCTCTAAGAATTGAGTACAACCATCACAACCACCAAAAGAAGACTTAAGCGCAAATAAAATATTAGTTTGATGATTTGGTTGACTTGTTTCTCCAAATAATATCGATTGACCAGATAAAGAAGGAGAAGAAGTAAGATTATAAGTAGAATCTAAAGGTATACCTGTGCCACCCGGATCATCAGCCGCACAACCTGCTCCTGTTGTTGTATAGGGGCCAGTACCATAACAAACAGGAGGATACTTCCAATAATTATTAGCCGAAGGTACATGATTCTGACCATTTTTTTGATTAATTCCAATTACAGCCGCTATACATTTTAAAGTAGTTGTAGCATGTAAAGTAATACTACCGGCTATCTGTGATGAAGAAATATCTGGAGTTGATCCATCGGTAGTACAAAAGAATACTGAACCACTCGTAGAATTAGATATACCCACAGTAACGCTTCCAGTAAATGAACTAGTACCAGGTGAGTATACCGGGTTCGTAGCTTGGGCTAAAGCCGTGCTACAGAATAATAGAATGAAAGATTTAAGAAATTTTTTCATTAGCTTTACTCACACCAGTAGAACCACTGATAACCAGTAGTATTAGCCGGTAACGCAGCTGTACCTGTAATAACAAATGCTGTTGTTGTCACAGAACTTGCCGGTACGAAAACTCCACCACTTAAATTTTGTGCTAATGTTGATGAAGGTGCTACACCACAACCAGGTGCAGTTGCATGTGTACCACCAAATGTAATTGTAATGATTCCTGAATTAGCTGCAGGTGCATTGCCGGTTGTTAAATTTACGTAACCTCTATTATCATTAGCTCCAGTCGCAAACGTTATAACAAGTGAGCCCCCTGTACCTGCTCCTGCATCACCTGTATGTGATGGAGTTCCTGGCGTACCACCCCCACCAGAAGAACAACCAGCAACCCCCGAATCTTTGAGTCTAATTCCATCGGTATCAAAGATAGCGCAGTCGCCCGCAGCAGCAGGAGTTAATACAGATGCTAAATAAGCTTGACCAGTATTATTCATGTTTACCATGAACTGATTAGTCGTACTAGACATATAAAGTCTTGATAGACCGGCTAAACCAGTTGGAGCAGATCCAGCATAACTAGTAAATGTTCCACCTGTACCAGAACCATCATTTATCTGGAATGGAACTGTACTAGTATTAGTTGCTGCAGTTGTTATACCATAATCAAGGTGACCATTACCAATAGCTGATCCAGAAACAAAAAGGCCATAATTACCGGTAGTTCCTGAAGCAGTACCTGATGGATTAAAGCAACCTGTAGCATTACCATTAGGTAAGATACCAATTGGAACTTGGCCGGCTGAACAAGTAGTAGGAACACCAGACAAAGCATCAGCTGTTGCTGCATCACCAGTAGTATTTTGATTCCATATTGGAACTGTACCAGTCAATCCACTATAAGGTAAACTAGTAGCTACAATTGTACCTGTTCCAGTAGCCGTAAATGTAGCGCCTGAACCAACAACCATAGCAGCTGAGTTATTTACTCCAGAAGTTATAGTATTAAAAGCACTACTTCCACCAGTTCCCCCAGCAACGCAGTTACCACCCGCTGGAGAATAAAGATAGCCAGATGTAGTACATCCACTTAAGCTAGATAATAAGAAACTAATATCACTTGCAACAGCTGTTCTTGCTGTTGTTGAACTTGTACCAAATACAAATCCTAATGGAAAACCCGCACCACCACCACCGCCTCCTCCTCCACCTCCAAAGGTTGACCACGATAAATTATTACAGACATATCCTTGAAATGGAGAGGTAGTACTATCAAAATACTCTTGACCTTGATTATTAGCCGAACATGAATTACTTGGAGAACCAACTCCAAATATAGGAGTAAGAGCTAAACCTAATCCAGAAATCTGGACTGTTCCACCCATTATTTGATCTATAAGATTGAAGTTATAATTTAATGGAAGATTCCAGTCAGTAGATCCTCCTGCTGGAATCTGAAGACCTATATTAGGAGTTAATATAGTCTGAGAAAAAATTGGTAGAACAAATAGGAGCATAATACTAATAAACGATAGAACTCTTTTCATATTATCTCCTAATAACCTAAAGCAATCCAGTGAATTCCGTTTCCTGTTCCATCCTTCTGAAAAGTTACGCCAGTTCTACTAGAACTAACAGTACTTACAATTCTAGAACTTCCAGCAAATATATCATTTCCCATAACTACAGCACAAGTAGACGGAAAAGCAATAGGGAATGTAACTGTTATAGTTGGGTCAAAATCTCCTGTTGTACCCCATTGAATATAAAATGAAGCTCCACCATTAACTCGAAGAGCAACATAACCATTAGTAGTAAGAGATCCTGAAAAAGCAGCTAAAGCAGCATTAATCGTATTAATAGCTGAAGTATTGTTACTAATATTTGTAGTATTAGAAGCAATATTTGCAGTATTAGTATTTATTCCTGTCTGTAACGGAGCAGTAGCAGCATTAAGCTGAGAATCAAAAACAAAATTACCTAAATCTGTAACATCAACAGTTGCTTTTAATCTACCAGCTAAACTCCATCCAATATAGATTACATTTGCGGCAAGTTGACCTACACCAAGGCCCCGTATAACGGGGTTATACCATAAAAATGATTGCGCAGCAGGCCATAGTGAAAGATCTTGACGAGCAACAATTTGAACTAAAGTTGAACTTCCTGGAGTACCATTAATAACAGGAGGCCACATATTAACCCCTGGAATATGAAAGGTAAAGCCTCCTCCACCACCCTGAATTAAAATAAAGCTAATTATCTGACCAGCTGACCAATTACCTATAGAGCAACTAGTAGCGTTCCCATTTAAAGTCATCTGAAAAGTTGATGTTAGATTAGCCTGAAATGAAGCCGTAGGAGAATAAGGAACTACTACAAGAGGAGCCTTTTGGTCAGCCGTAGTTTGAATAGCAGATAATACTGAAGCTAAGTTTCCGAAGTTAACATCAGTAACATTAAAACCTTTATTAGCCATCATCTGCATCAGAGCAGCGACACCTGTAGAAACTTGGTAAAGAGCTTTATTACCTGTTCTCGAAGGAAAAGGGGTGCCAACAGGAGCACCCCCTATTCTCTGAGAGTCTGCTTGATATTGAGCATCAGTTTCTTGATTTACCTGATTAGGATTCCACTGTAAAAAGTTAGTTAATCCTGCCATAACTCACTAGCTCCATTTACCCGTATCCCAACCTGCGATAAAGGAATTGTTAAGGTCAAACCCAAAGAATGGAGTACTTCCAAACTCGTAAGTATAATTGACAGCCTGAGGTCTTGGAACTATCATTCCATTATTAATCAAATCTTGAACAATAAGACTAAAGCTACCTGTCATAATAATAGTAGCTGTCATATTTTGATTATCTAAAATAGTAATTTGACCACCTGGGAATAATAGATTCCATATAGGATAAAGGCTTCCAATAGTTCCATCCCAATTGTTATTAGCTCTAGTAGCTTGAAGTAATAATCTATAAGTATCATCATCTAATACCGGACTAGCTCCACCACTGGGTTGAAAAGGAACTATTCTACTAACACCCATGTTTAAGCCAAGTATATCTAATTGAGCCCCTATGGCAAAATCTAGATCAAAAGCTCCCTGTATACTAGACAAAAGATTGCTTATATCGTTAGCAATATTTAGAACAGACAATAACCAATCATGAAATAAATTGGCGTTACTATACATCGAAGTTAATCGACTATTATAGTATCCTGTAGGCAATAATTGAGTTGGTTGTGTTCCCACTTTACACCACCGTCAAATTAACGTTAGTGGTTATTCCCAAAGCCACATCGAAAAATGTGAGAGGAATGTCAGTACTAGTAGTAGGACTAGGACTAGTACTTAAATACAGAGCTTTAATAGAATACATTGGAAGTAAAATATTAGGCATAACTGACATAGCTGCTGCCATTAAACCAGATTGAGTAACTAATTCTCCAATTTCTAATCCATTCAAATAATTTACTATGGCTGCTATAATTGCTGCTTGAGTAGATACCGTAAAAGCTAAGCTTAAGCTATGAACATTAATTTGAATGTAGATTGGAATATTAGTAGGTCTTACAAATCCAATTTCAGTAACATTTCCTGAGTTAGGATCTGTAACTGGAATAATTGTCATTGTAGGAACAGTTGCTCCTTGAGTATTACAACCAATTCCTCTATTAATAAAAATAGCTGTAGCTATATCAACATCAGCTCCACCCTCAACAACACATGTCAAAGAGTGACCTTGATTGCCGAAAGAATCTGTAACTGAAAGTTGATTCTCTAAAACATTTACTCTAGTAACTCCTGCAACTTGTTCAAGGCCGGCTTGAGTAGCAGCTAATCTAGTCTCTGATGGTAAAGACACAGAAATTGATTGTCTAGCTCTTAATGATGAGTCAGCCTCTATTGGTTGCCCAAGTATAGCTGGACTAGGATTTGTAACAGAAGTCCAACCGGCTGTAAATCCACCTACAGGAATAGTTATAGTATTAGCTTTTGCTGATATAGGACCACTCTGTTGACATAAAGCTGACACTAATAATGTCCCACCTACACCAATTACTACTGTTTGAGGTAATGACCAAAGGATACCCATTATATCTTGAATAACTCCATTAGTTATTATAGTTCCTGAAGTACCTGTTAAACTTAAAATAACCGATGAAGCTGAAGAAGGTAACCTTGCAATTCCATTAATTTTAACTAGAGAGTCTAAAGCTGAACCAACTGCTGTAAGAGGAGATCTAGAATTATAAGCTAACTGACATAAACCCATATTATCGTTTAGTTTCAAAGCTATGGAAGTAATCCATTGATAATCAGCTGAATCATTACCAAGATAGGTGGTACTACCATAACTCGTTCGGTATGAATCTATTAAAGCCTGTTGAATATCAGAGAACAGTGGCACTGATAATCCGGCGGCGGTTATCATTGGTGGAAAATATGCCATTTTAGTCCTCTTATGTTGAAGTTGCTAAAGTAGCTAAACTTCCTGGAGAATTACTTATTGTAATAAGTCCAAACTCAGTTTGAACAATAGCAGAATACTTATAACTACGATTAAGGTAACTTGATGTTACCGAAGAGATTAAAGTAACATGAGGAGATTGACGTATTCTATTTGAGATCAAATTAGTTATTATTTGAATGTTTCTTGCTCCACCTGAAGATCCTTCTATAGATTGAAAAAGAGGTAATCCATCAAGTAAATTAAGAAACCACTCTCCTTGAAATAATCTCAAACGAGTATTAATGATTTGAACTACAGCATCTAAATCTGAGATAAAATTAGATTGACTATTTCCTTGTTGAGGTTCAAAGGTAACAGGATCAATAGCTCTAACCGTAATGGTTGCCATATCTATTGTCCTTTCAATACTGTAGTTTCTGGATTAACAGGAAGAGGAGGAACTAGAGGTCCATGACTCACCGCTGGTAGAAAGACATTTACAAACCATTGATAAAAGTTATCATTAACTAAAAATTTCGGAGCCGGAGCAACAGCATTCTTAATTTCTACATTTGCTGCAATGATCGAAATCTTTCCAGCTGTCAAATCAATGACCACTGTTTGATCATCTGATCTGATTTGTAAAGATGTTGATGAATAGCCAGTAAGTACATGCGGTTGTGACCACGGCCCAAATAGAGCCATTGCATCAGATAGATCATGCCTTCTTCTGTCATATTGAACCTGGACTCCACCATTAGCCCACCACCCATCTATACAAGCGTCAGCAAAAACCAATAAACACTCAGTACCAGGTACTATAGGCATTGTAATCGACCAACCTGGTACTCGAGGCATTATTATCGGAACATCAGCTATTGGAGCGATAGGTACATACGTTGGAATATTTTGACCACTACCGGGATTAGGAGTTTGAGAAGTAGACGGAGGTGGTAGCATCACCAACTCTTGAATCGCTGGTTGAACTACACAAGTCTGTTTATCTAAATTAAACGATTTTACTACTCCAGGAATAGCACAACGTAACATACAGAGCCATTGCCACATTGCTCCTTCAATAGGCTCAGTTTTTACAGCCAATCTCTCTTGTATAGAAAGCATCTTAATTACTCGTTGGATCAGCTTCTAAGCTCTGACCTAGCATTTGAATTGCACTAACTACGTTTAAAGCTCCTGTAATATCCAAGTACCAAGGATTTCCTCTTGTGTCACCAGTGAATCTAACACCAATAACCACATATTGACCATCTTCAGGAAGAGGAAGAGGTGGAATCTGACCTTTAGGAATTGGATATGATATTGGAGCCTGTCTAATAAATTGTAGCAATATTCCTACTTGTGGTAAAGGAGATACTATCTGAACTCTTGGATCTAATAAAACTCGAAAATTAGTTCCAAATTGAGTTTGTTGAGGTTGTCCAATTAAACTTAAAGTTACTCCACCTACTCTCTGTGGGGGACCACCTCCAACATTTACTGGAGAATATGTAGTAACTAATGGTCCTGTAGGAAATTGAAGAGTATCAAAGTTACAGTGCGTATTATCAAACCAAGAAAGGGCACTATTTTGATCAGCTAATGCCTCAAGATAACGATGTGGATTACCAAAATAGGTTTTGCCTCTAGGTAGATTAGTTGCTGATCTTTGTGAAACAGAACTACCAAATACTCTCTGAATCTGTTGTTGATCTATACCTATAGGATTAATTGATTTAGACGCTATAATTCGAGCTTGTGAAAATTGAGTAGAAAGAGCAGGAGCAGTAGCATTTATAAAATTTTGAGTAGTCAAAGCTCTATTTAAGATACAGTGAAGAATAAGTCTCTGATCTACAACATCAACTCTATCTTGAATAGTATAGAATACCGGTCCACTCCAAATAACAGGAGGAGTTTGTGGATAAGGATAATCTGCTTGATATCCTGCAGATACTGTTACTAAATCTCCTTCTTGTATAACTGCTTGATATAAATTGATCCCTGCTGAAGGGCCACTAGTAATTGGACCATTTGCATTGTAAATAACTATTTCAGCTTGCCAATAAGCTGAAAACGCCATCTGTTCAATCTCAAAGGTCATTCGTAAAGCTTCAGGTTCAAAAGAATTTGAGGTTATAATTATAGGTGTTCCAGCACTTGGACCAGTAGTAGGTGTTACAGTTAAAGCCCACGCTCTACCATAGAAAGGTATTGTTGATCCGGTGCTCATAATGATACGTACCTCATCCCTGGAGATAATCTAGGTGAATCCTGGAGATATCTAGGTGAAATATGCAACCGTGGGGTGTATATTATATCACCAGAATTTTTGCATCTTTTACCTTAAAACTCGAGAACAATCAAGCTAAAGGCGTATCATCAACCCATAGCTGAAAATCAGTACCTAAGTTAGTAGAATTTGGATAGTTAGTTCCACCTTGACCTTGTTCACCACCATATCCACCTTGACCGTATCCACCTTCACCGTATCCTAGAGAACTACTTGCTTCAACTTTAAGATTAGAAACATTCACAAGAAACCATGATCCTATGTTTAGATATCGTTGCTGCTGTAAAAGATTTCCTGCTGGATAAGCACCTGTCAACATAGGAACAGAATCTAGTAGTAAGTTGCTATTAGCATTATATATAGCTAGCATCCAATATCCAGACATTTCATTATAACTAATAGTTATGTTTAATATAAGAGGAGACCCATCAACTGTAAGGTTTACGGTATAAGATTGATTAGGAGAATTAGTTAGTGTAATAACCTGTAAACTCATATTTAGACCTATACTTAAGGTAAATGCTCTGATGGAGTAGAACTTCCTGTAAATACTATATCTTGCCCACCTAAACTATCACTACTAATAGATCCAGAACCTGGAACAGGTGGACTCAAAGGTTGAATATCTGGATATAATGGAGAAGGAATCTTAAATTGTTGAACCTGAGAATCATTTGGAGATAATCCTTTTACAGTTCCACCAGGAGTTTCATCAGTAGTTTGAGGCCTAGCACTAATAGTAGAAGATGAAATAGTACTAGCTATTAAAAGCTCTTCTAAAACAATAGTAGCCTTTAATCCATGTAAAGTCTTATTATCATCTGGAGAATCTATATCAGTAATAACCATATTAAGATACGTATCCAAACGAGTAATAAGAGTAACAGGAAGTCTATTATTAGCTAAAATCTTTAAAATCTGCCAAGCTGATATACTTTTTGTGGCTGCCCCAGTCCACATACCTTCTTGATATGAAGCTTGTACATCACTCATACCAATCTCTAGAGTTATTCTAGAAGGTAAAACATAAGCATGATCAGTTAGATTAGCTCCTGTAAGAACAGGATGAGATGTTTTATGTATTGAACGATGATGCTTAATACTAAAAATAGCATCAAAAATATAGTTAGTTAATGGACTATTTGGTTGACCAGAGGTGCCGCTAGTTCCACCAGGAACCTGAATTATAGTAAGAGCAGGACGAGAATATTGAGGAGGAGTCCAAGTTCCTGGAAGTCCAATACTTTGAATTAATTCACTTTGAGGATCACTTGAAAAAATTAAAGCCTCAGAAGCGGAAGCCGATAAAGTTAATAGAGAAGGAAGTATTATTCCAGTAGCCATTAGCGATACGCTCCTCCCGCTGTCTGTGCCGTAGTATTTCTTGTAGCTTTATCGGTTTGTTCTTTAAATGAATCTTTTACAAATTGAGACCACTTATTCTCAGGAAGATTATGAGGAACATTTATATTAACAGTATCTATTACAACCGCACCACCTTGTGCAGCAGAAGCACTACTTAGATCAGAAAAGTTTCTCATGATTCTAGATACATACTGTTGAGTCTCACTAAAGGGAGGTACTCCACCATACTTATCTACATTCCCAGGACCCGCATTATAAGCAGCTAAAGCTTTAGGAATATCATAATGGTACTTTTTTAACATATCTGAGAAAAAATGAGCTCCAGCATCCATATTCTGCTCAGGATTAAAAGGATTTGTTACCCCATATTGCTTAGCTGTTGCAGGCATTAACTGCATTAAACCCATCGCCTTTTTAGGACTCACAGCACCTGGATCATGTGAAGGATCTTCTTGATGAGTAATAGCTGCAAGAAGCTCAGGATTTATGTTGTATTTTTTAGCAGTAGAATCAATAAGTTGTACTAAGTTACCAGGAGTATCATGACTAACGCCAAGACGACCCTGTTGACTAGCAAAGTAACTAGAAAGACCTGAAGCATCTTTTAATCCTTCTATATTACCAGTAAGTAACCCTTTAATGTCAGACCAACCTTCACCAGTCTCACCTTCTTGTAACTTCTTATATTCACTAAATGACTTAGCATCACCTCTAGATAAGGCCTTCATTTCTTCTATAAAATAACCACCAGCAGTTACACTGTGACTAAAAGCCTTAGCTAGAAATTGAATCCCTAGAGTTGCTTTAGCTATCCAATCAACCCAATCATGAAACATCTCAATCAAACTTTTAACTGAAACTTGCGTATTTTTAAGTGCATCATCATCCATCAAGACACCAGTTAACAACTGAAAGTTACCAACAACAATCTCAACAACATCTCCAAAGTCTTTCAATACTATAACAGCATCATTCCATATTGGTATAAATTCAGTAGAAATCTCATTTGAAATTTCAGGAAGATTTTCAGTAAACCATTCATTAAGATTTTGTAACTTTTTAAGAAGATCTTCATTACCAAATCCAAGCTTTTCAAATAAATCAGAAATAACACGATAACTTAAAACTTCTAATTCATTACCAAACCTTTTATATTCCATTCGTATGTCACGAACATTTCTTTGAATAACATCAAAATCACCACCGAGTTGTTTTCCTAATCTAATATTCTCATTATATAGATACTGGAATCTAGCATTTAACTCGGGGTCCATAGCTACTTCATCTATAGTTGCTCCTAATTCATCTAAAGCTTGCTGCATAGCTCGAGCAGATGACTTAGTCATGAGCATTCTAATACCCATGAGTCTATATTGTTGATCTGTCATAGCTGTTTTATCTGCCAAAGAAACCAATCCTACACCAATAGCAGCAAAAGCTGTTACAGAAGCAGCTTCGAAAGCAATAACAGATTTAAGCGCACTTTTAGCTACTCCAGCAATAGACAATTCTGTTCTAGCTAAAATCATTCCAGCTTTAACAAAGGATTTCGTGTCAGGAAGGGCTGCGATTCTTACAAAATAACTGTCGAGGATATTATCAGCCATTCCTATTCCTTTCCTGTTGCAGCTTTAGCTCGCGCTCTATTCTCAGCTTGAACGTCGAGTATTTCATTTATATCAAAAAGGTCATCAGCGGTGTAGGTACCATCAAAGGTCTCATGAAGCTTCCATAAACCAGCTTCTACCGGCCTCATAAGAAACCAATCTAAGGTTAGATACTCAGCCGGTTGAAAATCGAGGGTTTCTACTTCTGAGAATTCAATCCGCTTGCGACCATAAAAGGGTCAAAGGCAAAGACTAACCATTCTGAAGTAAGTTTCATTAATTCATCAGCATTATTTTCAAGATCTTGATCAGTTATTCTACCATTTAAAAATATAGCCACAGGAAATATGGAATCTTCCTTTTGGTCCATTCTAAAAATTTTACCTAAAGCCAAAGATTGAATCTCATTAAATTCAGCTCTTGTACACCTTCCTAAGCCAGTGAAAAAGTTTTCATTTTCATTTATTTTCGCCCCTAGAAATGAAAATAAGTAGCAAGCCGTACGAGCATCAGGTTTATTAAGCTGATAGTTACGGTTTTCTATTTTAACTTCTTTGTTTGAGACTCGAGAATTCACCAATCCTCCTTACTGTGTAATTACGTTTCCTGCCATTAGACGCCAAGTCACCATTCCACCTGCGGCTGTATAATTTTTATCAGGAATCTTAGCTGGACTAATCCCAGTAAGTGTATGAATAGCTCCATTAATTAAGTCTATTACTTTTAAAGCAGCTGAAGCGTAACTTGCTCCATTACCGTTTTCTGCTTGAGTATATTTGATATTAGCCCAATTAACTAGAAACTCATGAAGAGAACTATTCTGTTGACATTCAAGTTCAGCTGAACCAGAAGCTCCTGAAATGTAGCTAATCATTACTGTTCCATCAGAAGCTGTATCATGAGCAGTACGTTCCGTAGCATTGTTAATAGTTATTTGTTTTAAGCCTTGTTGACCTTGAAATGGATAGGTTCCAGCATCAGGGTCGCTGAAGGCTCCGACAACACTCTTAAATGAGTAAGCTGTTGACATTAGTTATCCTTCCCTTAAACTTGAACCATAACTGCGATGGTCACGAAATGAACTGCTCCTGCTTCAATCATAGCCACATAAATTGTAGGGGCTTGTCTAGCAGCAATAGAAGCCTGAGATACTTGACTATATAGAGGTGTAAGTACAATATAACCTTGAGGTAGAGATTGACCAACACTAAGACCCTTACCTATATTAATAGCTTGACCTCGCCAGACTCCACCAGAAGCAATGAATCCAACAGTTACAGCTTGATTCAAAGCGGCTTCTACTGCTTGAACTAGAATCTGCTGACCAGCATCAGTCTGAGGAACTTTTGGTGATGTAGTTAAGACATTCAAAATATTGTATTGAATATTAGATCCTAAAACATCTAATCCCAGAATTTGATCGAAAAACACTCCAGGAGCCATCATAGTACCTTGTTCTAGAATCTTAAACGCATTAGCGTAATTCAAGAACAGGTTACCATTAGGACCAAATGATGGAAGTGAACCTTCTATATTAGCTATTTGAGTAGTGTTAACAGGTTCCGTATATACCCCAATTAGAGGAACACCACCACTAAATTTCTCAGTAAATGAACTATTAGCTAACTGAGTATTAGAGGCCATCATCTGACCCATAAGAGAAGCAGTAAAATAAATCTGATTAGGGTAAAGACCTCCCTGTGTAGTAGCGTATTGCATCCATGTACGTGAGTTATTAGCACCAAATATCGTAGAAAGTGTATTAGCAGCTAAACCATTTAAAACTGCAACTTCTGAATCATTTCCAAGATACACTGTTCCAATCTGAGATTGTGTCCAAGAAGCAAGAGCAATATGATCAGCAGGTAAAGCACTGGTAACCATAAAAGGATACCAAGTAGCATTTATAGCACGACAAGCAATAGCTGCTTGTACAGCTGACTCTCCGATAGCTGTAATATTGACTTGAAGACCTGTGCCACTTCCTCCGGTTGTAGATAAACCATTAGCAACCGAATAACCAGTACCTTGACTTCCTGTAATAGCAATACCAGTTACAGTACCACCTGTACCAATAGTAATAACTCGTAACTGTCCATTACTTGCTGAAGATTGAACTACAGTAATAATATCTCCAACTTTATAATTAACACCAATACTTCCTGAAGTTGGAACTGCTGCTGAAATTGCTGTAAGATCTAGACGACCTATGGCTATAGTCTGAGGTTGAGGAGACTGACTGAAATACATATTAGCACAGATAACTTCTGGACTAGTAAGCGTAAATCCATCATTAATCATAGCTGTACTATATGTAGTAGCTAGATAAAGTCTAAGTCTTGGATTTACGCCATAACTTGGAATTGCAGCCGTCGGTCCAATTACAAGTCCAGTATTAAATGTTGGAGATGCCACTTGCGGAGAAGAGGTAATTACAGTAAGATCTGCAATTAAACTCAACGGTAGAGGATTAGCACTCATATTGACTCCTTACTATGGTATTGTGATATCGGCTAATTGGCCGTCTTTAGTATAGACCTTAACCTCTACAGATTCCACAGTGCCTACAGTTAATGTCTCGGTTACCTGTTCACTGAATTCTGCCTTCATAGTAACACGTTCCCACCACTGACTTTGAAACAAGTCAGGATTTCTACTAGGTTCTTCTATTTCAGGATTAACGAAGAGATTATAGTTTGAAAGAAAATTATCTACAAAAGATACCATAGTCCAAGCTGATTTAACAGCTCTAGCATAATCTAGAGAATGGGGACCATAAAATGCCCATGAAACTCGCCAAGTTCTAGTAAACACATCTAATTGAGTATTTATAGTCCCAATAGTTGTCTGTACTGAATCTCTTAATCTAGAAAATGGAGTATCTATAGGTTCAGCTGTAATAGCTAAAGTATCACTATTTATACTAGGTCCAGGCTGACCTTGTTGTTGCCAACCAATTCTTACTACTGAAGTAGCTTTTAAATCTTGAGCTATAGCAGGTTCAGTACCTGAGATAGTAGCATTATTACTTAGAACTATATTAACTCCAGATATTGATAAAATAGTTGTTCCAGGAGGAATACCTGTTGCTGAAATAGTAACTCCATCATATAACAAAGAAGCGCTATCTACCACCGCATTAGGAGAATTAGCCGTTAAAGTAACATTTAAGTTTAATGGGCTAATCAAAATTCCTAGGACTTGAGCTGAAAGTAACTGAAGAGCAGTCTCAACCTGGTTATCTGATAGCGCAGTAGACGTTAAAATCGATCCGTCAGGATAAGTTACTATACTAGGCATTAGTGCCCCTTCATTCTAACCGCAATAGCCTTCCAATAATTACGATTTGGATAAGGAAAACATTCAGTTACTCTCCATCTATGATTATTCCAAATCATCTGATCACTAATATATTGAGTTCCTGGTTTAAAATCTGGAGGAGGACCATTATCTTCTTCAGTAATGTAGATTCTCTGTTGACTATGAAACACCATAGCTCCAGTAAGCTTATCTCCTTCAAGAACCATTTCTAGATCTTCGGCTGTAGCTACTGAAACTACTCCCCATCCTGGTATCTGTTGCTCAGTATGAATCCATCCACCGATCTGAAATGAACCTGTTTGTCTCGCTATAATAAAGTCTTCAGAAAGAGTACCATCATCTATAACAAATGCTAAATCACTTACTTCAGACATATTAAGACCCCTTTCTGATGAAAGTTATAGCATTTCTCATTGCCTGTGTATCTATACCAGGTGAATCAAAACCCTTAATAGCAACTGTTGAAGCAGCATTTGGAGCCCAACCATTTTGTGGATTAAAGAACCAATCCTTAGCAGCATCTCTAGCCACTCTACCTGCTCTATCTAGATGTTGATTAGCTATATAAATTCTACCATCTAGTAAATTCTTAGTAGCTATTGCTATTTCAGCAATTATTTTTTCTTTATTTGCTTTATCTTGAATAGCTGGTTCTAAAACAGGACGTGCCGGTTGATTATTAAGATAAGAACCAAAAGAAAACAACCTTAAAGCTTGAGCATTCGTTATGGTATTAAATCTTGCTGCAGTAAAGAGTCTTTTTCTTTCCTTCTTACTTTTCTTTTTCTTACCTGTAAATCTTCTAGCTCTTTCACGAATATCTTCACTTCGCCCAGTTCTAGAACCTTTAGGAATACCAACGTAAACTGAACTGTCTCCTAGTGTCTTTATTCGTCGAAGGAAGTCGTCTGACATCCCTTTCTTCTTTATTATCTCTACCGGAGGTGGACTCATTGTTTTCTCGATGTTTTATAAACCAAAAAAGAATCTCTTGTTCTGTCCAAGAAGAATCTGGTTCTTCAGAATTAAAATTATTTCGCATAGTTACGGTACCCAGATTGGCCCCATATTCGTTGCTCTAGCTATAGTAATAAACTGCAAACCATATTCAGTTTGAGTCCAAGCTCCCCAATCCATATATTGATTAAGTAAAAGTTCTTGAGTAGCACTAACATCACCAGCTGCTCTTGAAACTGTAATTCCTTTAGCAAGACCAGAAGAAGCTACTTGAGATGCTGTTACATTAGGAGTTCCTGTTTCTGTTCTCATGAATAAGGTACAGTAATGAGCTATGAAAAGATTAATCATCATAGGCCATGCTTCTTGATATCTACTATACATGACACTAGCTAATGCTAAATTAAGATATGTAAGAACGACAATAATTGGAACAAAAGGAGCTTCATAAACCATTATCTGGGACCCTATAACTGTAGCTGTAGATGGATTAGAAACAGTCATATTAGTAGTTCCAACATCTACAATTAAAGTATCTTTTGAAAAATTAGAATTAACTAATAATTGTCCTGAAACTAAACCAGTAATTTGATTACTAGCTATATTAGTAATTATGTTACTTCCCTGAGTTAAATTTCCATTAATAATCGAAGCAGGTCCAGCAAATTTACTATAAAAATTAAAGAAATCTGTTACAGTATAAGGTGGGTTTCCGCTAAAAACCATACCAGAGGCTCCACCAAAGTAGAGTAGAGTTAAACCTCCAAAATCTACTCCTGCACCTCCATAGACCATATCATAAAATCCTGAAATGTCAGGAAACCCACTCGTTCCCATAATTCACCTATTCTTCTTCAGATTTCTTTTCTTCAGGTTCTTCTTCTTCAGAATCTTCTTTAGGTTCTTCTTCTTCAGGCTTTTCTTCAGGTTCTTCTTCTAAAGCAACAGGATCATTACTATTAGGTTTTAGAACTGAAACATGACCATTTTTTACTAAAAGATTAAATGCTGGATGTTCTCGAACATCTTCAGGAACAACGGTTGCTTCCTTTTGAGGAACGAAAACAAGTCCACCCTGTGTTGAAGGTGAATGTAGATTAAGATGTCTATCCGCTACGATTCTCATCTTGCTCCTTAGGATAGTGGTCCTAATTATCTAGGACCACCTAGTTATTTAGAAATTAAGCCCCGTAGTAGATCTGAATCGTCTGGGGACGATTAATCTTAACTACACCAATGTTAGCAAGGTAAAGAAACTCAAAACAACCAGATACGATAGAAGGAGGCGCACCAAAACGTGAGATCTCCTGAGGAATACCTAAAGATAAGCAATCCTTATCATATTTGTAAGCAATGAGTTCTTGAGTACTACCTGGACCCTGTCCATCAAGCCAAACAGGAAGAGGATAAATCTCAGGGTCAATTCCAAAAGCCGATCCAAGATAATTCTTCTTGACATAATCCTGAATAGAAGCATAGCCACTAGGACCACCAACTATAGCCATTGGTTGAGTAATTTGAACATATTGATTAGGAGGAATAAGGAACCTATCAGGCATTGCACCCGGAGCGTTTCCACTGGCATTCCAATTCGTCAGCGCCATAAAGTTAAAATCACCCAAAATCTGAGTGGCATTCTTTGTGGACCAAGTCGTAGTGGAACCAGTTCCTGTAGCCGGAAGAGCCGTAGACGTAAGAGTTGGATTGTTAACCATACCCTGTTGACCATTGAAACCAGCATAAGTACGGGTATCAAGAGTCTTACTGTAGTCTACACGAACGCCCTTATCTAGGAGATCTTGTGGGCTACGGCCAACCTGTGCCATACGTAAAGATTCAACAATCGGAATTCGAATGCGAACCTGATACGGAAACACAGGCCAGGCGTCCTGATTTACGTTGTACTCAATCACGCGAGAATCATTACTCTGTGAACCTGCTGAATTGTCACGAGGGCCACGAAAATCTACGTTATGAGCAAGATGCTGCATAATCCACCCACCCCCGCGATCTATAGGAATATCGCGAAGATAAGTATAGTTCTCCAATGGAAGACGTACCGTTGGATCAAGTTTAGCGAGTTCTGCCATTAAGAAGGTTTGTCCTGTAGCTGCAATAGCGGCGTCGGACAGAATCCTTCCACTCCGCAAAATATTTAGATTTTGCGTAAACTCTCTTTGAGTGAGGAGATTCATTTATTTTCCTTTCCGCCGTTAGGCTACAGTGCGAGTAAGAATAGTTACCTGGCAAGTAGTATCATTTTCAAGATAACCTGTTTTCCAAGCAAAGTTTGGAATCAGAATAGAGGCTGAGAAAGTTGCCGCTATAGCAGAACCACTAGCTGTAGCATTCTGACTAAGAGTAACTGCAGTACCTGCAATAGTCTTAATGTAAGTACCAGGAAGAACATTTACGTTATTAATTGCCATACCAACAACTAGACCAGTACCAGTTGAAACAGTAGCCGCTGTAGAGTTAAGAGTTGTCGTTAAAGTTGTAGCTGTTACAGGATTAGGATCTGCAAGAGCTTCTAAACCACCAACTACACCATTAGGTACACCAGCATTCACAGCTGTTCTAAGATAAACAGCTCCTTGTGCTACAGGAGTACCATTATTACAAGTAACGTTAATGGTTCCCTGAACAAGACCATCCATCACAGAAGCAGGAATATAAACTCCTCCAGGAGTCTGCACATTTAATGTACCCACTATATTATAAGCAGGATTAATATTAACGTTAGAAGCCGCAATGCCCATAGGAGAAGAAGCTGAAAGACCACCAGTTCCATTCAATAGAAATTGCTTGACACTAGAGTAAGTATTATTCGGGTTAAGAACAAAAGTCTCACCAAACGCGATACTTAGAGTATCAGTTGGATTAACTTGACGGGGCGTTCTCAGCGAATATCCCTCATTAGAAATATTGCCGACAAAGCCAAGTAAAAGTCCTCTGACAGGAACTACAGTTGCTGGCATGGTTACTTACTCTCCTTCTTATCAAGGTATTCCTGATGACGCCGTTTACCAATTGCATAGGGAACGCCCTCATAAAATCTCGAGCAGTCCTCCACTACAACAGCTTTATCAGTAGCAAGAGCAGGAATATTATCAGGAACTCTAATCTTAGAAAACATCTTATAAGATTTTCCTCCAGACTCATTCAAAGCTCTAACTGATTGATTATAACTATCAAGCATAACCTTCTCAGCCTGTGAGCGCTTCGAAATAGGCTTATTAGCAATAATAGCAACAAGAGGTTTACTTACTTTCATAAAACTACGAACAGAGTCTAGAGCCCCTAAAACATTCTTACCTAAATCATTGATCTTATCTGTCCCTTCAGCATCTTCAGCTACTTCTTCATCATTCATTTCTTCATGCTCTTCAGCCGCTGTCTTTTCTTCTTGATGCTCTTCTGCCTTATCCTCAGCTGCTTTTTCTTCTTTCAACTCCTCAACCTTGGAATCTTCTGTTGGCTTATCTTCTTCCTTATCTTCCTTCTTATCTTCTGCATCTGTAGCAAAATAAGAATCGAGTGCCTTTTTAAGACCCGCAATACCTGTTGGTTTTCCAAAGGCATCACACCCCATCTTCTTAGCATCCTTCATTGCATCCATACAACGATCAAGAGCTGCATGAGCAGCAGCACGATGAGCATCCATGGCTGGCTTCTCTTCTTCCTTCTTATCTACAGCTAAAGTAGAAGAGTCATTTGCTTGCTTGGGCTCTGGCGCCTTACTAAACATACTTCTGCCTAAAATAGCCAGATCATCGTCCGTGGCATCTGCCGCATAGGCCTTCACTCCACGCCCGAAAATCGTCTCTAACATATTCATACTTGTTACCTTCCTTTTTTTGATTTCGGGCGGGGCCGAATCTTTAATAGCAATTCGACTTCCGGCCCTGCCTTTTTCTACCACCGCTACATGATTACCTCTGATGGAGTGCATTTCAAGAGTTTTATCTGGGAGACGAACTAACTTTAATAGATAACCACAACTGATATCACGAACCCCATCTTCCATAACTTTTTTCTTTAACTCAGGGTTCTTAATGTGAAGATCACCAATTAAAGTTACCTCACCACCATGGTCGGGGCCCCGTCTTACTTTTTCTATGTGACCACAACTAAGTTCTTGGTCATTATCAATATGGACTACACTACTATCAGGATGTTCATCAACAACAGTACAACCTTCAAAAGATTTAATAGTTAAAGGATCTAGAACCTCATTTTTAGGTCTATAAACATTATAGTGACCATTAGGATCTAACTCCCAACTAGATTCATATCCAGGCATGCCTACAAGTTCACTACCTAGATACTCTTGAAAACCGCTTCTACAGATTGGAACATCCTCACAAATGAGATACCCGTGAACGGTCTCAGACATATGAGGACTAATAGCTTGAGCATAATAATTTTTAGCCATATTTAGTTCTCATTTCTTTCGGCCCTCCACACTACGCCGAGTCATTTCTGCTTGTCCTATTTGCTCTCTTCCAATCTTAGCGGCTAATGCAGCAGGATTAGTTACTCCCTTTTTATGTTCTAGTTTATGCTCTAATTCAGAAAACTTAGAATCCATAACTCCATAAGGTGGACCATATGGACTAGGTAAAGTATCTAGGCTATGTTGAGTAGACTCGTCTTTTGGTGTAAGATCAAAGACGGGTCCGCTGGAGAAACAGTTTTCTATGCTATTATATTTTTGACCTAAAGGAGAGGGAATAATGTTTACCTTATCTCCAGGAATAGCAGGTTTTCCGAAATTAGGCACGTTAAGCCCCTCCTTGTTTATTAGGTAGTTTCTTTACTGGAACATCTGGATCTTGATAAGCTGAAAGTCCTAAACCTGGCGCTGGAGAAATTACAGCTCCACTATTTCCTCCTCCGTTACCCGAATTTGGGCTTACAACATTTCTCTTAGGGAAACTGGTATAGACACTATCCCCTGATTTCATTTCATCTCCTATCCTGATAACGGAACCTTATGATCCCCGAACCTTAACCATCTATGAAACTCTAAAGGGGTTAATTGAGTTACTCCTCTAAAGATTATCTTACCTTGACTGTGACCATCAAAATAATCTTCTAAAGCCTCTTGTTGAGAATGATAACCTATCATAGCTTTATGCTCATCAAAATCTTCAGAATTTATCTTATTTTGATCGACCACATAAACTTTTCCAGTTTTCAAATCTGGTCCAATGTAACAATCCATCTCATCACCGTCCGCACCAAAGAAGCCCATGATGTAACCATAGTGAGCTGGAGCCTTACTGGCCCAATTCTTTCCTGTTCTAATTGATCCTTCAGGATTTTCTATATAGATTGATAGACCATAATAGAATTTGACACGCGCCACATCCTGCGTAGGCTGTGCTACGGGAGGGAGGAACATCTTTCCTCCTATTTTATAATTTTTATTTAGTTAAAAACTAAAGAAATTACAGAATCTGTTGCAGTACCTTTATCGAGTAAAGATAGTTTTACGATTCTTTTTTCTTTATCAACAGACTCAACTTTAAATCTGGAGTCTTTATCAAGAACAACTTCTCTAGTTTCTAATCCGTCTAGCATACCAAAATGACCAGCTCTATTCATCTCTAAAGCTTTTTGACCTTTTTTCAATCCAATATGAAGAATCATTCCTTCAGTATTTTCTTGAGTTTCTTTTTCTGCATGTTGAATATCTAAATGCATTTCTGAAAAATCAACAGCTCGACCCATATCAGTTGTAGTAGAAGAAAAAGCAGGATTATGAATAGTGTCACCAGGTTCAGCATTTAAGAATGCATCATAATAAGCCTTTGATTGAGCATTCAATTTACCATTCTCATCATTAAATGTTCTAATTCCTCTATATACATCAAGGTCATGATTTACTTCAAATGAATTACAAGCTTTACTCATTTCTTTAACTATTGTCTGAGCATACTTCTCATCTCCACCAAACTGAGCAGCTTGTCCACCAGGTCTTCCTCTTCCTGAAAGACTCTTAAAAGCCAAATAACCTTGAATGAAGTCAGCACTAGCTCCATACTCATCTATAGTCTGTAATTCATGCTCACTCAACATCCTAGTACGTTTAAACTTTCCTTCATCCTCTTTTAAAGCTTCATTTTGTTTTGAATTAAGTCCATATTCTTTATAATAATCATCAACTTCTTTATCTTGGAATTTAGCTTTTCCGGTCTTAGATAACTTGCTGAGTTTAGCTTTTCTTTCAGCTTTTTCAGTTTTTTCTTTTGCCCAGCGTATCTCATTCTCTTTATTCCAATACTCAATCTGACGCTCTTCTTCTTCTTTTTGAGCTTTACCTTCAGGAGTAGCGTAGAATCTAACTTTCTGTTCAGAACCCCATTTGCCAACTAAAAGTTGTAGTTCAGAGTGAATTTTCTTTTCTTCTTCAGCGATTCTCTTTTCTATTGGATCAACAAATTCTTCCTTAAATTTAGTAGACTCAGGATAGCCAAAATCAGGATTTACTACTCCTTTACCTTCAGCAACATAACTCTTAGTAAGTTGATCTTGAACTTCAACATAATGTTGAACAAGTTTATCAAACTCAGGATACATCTGGCCTAATCTTTCAGCTTCTTCCTGTGTACGAGCATTATAAACTGTCGCAGCTAAACCACCAGATTTTCCACCCTCTTGCCAACCTTTAGGAGCAGGAAGATTCCCAAGTTCTTGTGTCTTACCTCCCCAATCAGGATCCTTCTGACGAGGATGTTCTTCAGGAATGAAGGTATAGTCAAGAGCGATATCTGAATCAATTCCTAGGTTTCTACTTCCATGTGATACTTCTTTATTTTCTTCAGCCAGAAACTTATCTATTCTATTAAATGTAGCCGCGAGTCTGGTAGTTGCTGAAGCAATAGAAGATTCTGAACCACCTTCAGCAGTCAATTCACTAAGCTCTGATGTTTCTGCAGCTTCAGCTTGTTCAGCAGTTTCTACTTTAGCCTCAGCAGTTTCAGGTTCAGCGGCTTCAGCTTCTTCACTTGGTGGATACTTCTTATTCCATTCTTCTTGAAATTCAGCTTGTCTAACCTTATGAGCCTCAAATTCCTCAGATGACTCCCAAGCTTCGCCTTCAGCAAAAAATCCTTCAGGAGGAGGCAATTCAGCTTCTAATTCAGTTAAAATGTCCATTTGTTCTGGGGGCGGTTGAAAACCTTTTGGTTTCCAAGAAGGGGCATTCTCTGGAGAAACAAATGAACTTCTATATCTTGCCGCCAAATTTGAAAGTTCCTGTGGATTAGCTACAAATCTACTTATACTTTGTTCATCAACTCCAGCCAATTTTAGAATGTCTTTTAAAGATTCAGCACTATCTTTAAACTCTCTTAAGAAAGTTGGATATATAGCACTATCTTCAGTGACTGAGATTCTTAAACTCTCTTCCATGTCTTCAGCTACTTGTTTTACAGAATACATTAAATCTTTAGCATTAACAGATTCTGCAGCTTCATCAACTCTAATTTCCCTCAATTCATCAATCGAGCCTTCACCAAACGACTCTTTAAACTTATCGAGATAACTATTCACTAATTTAACAGCTATAGTTGAAAAAGATTTCTCAACTAGTGCAGCCGAAGGTGCAGCTAGAGTCTCGGCAGACAACCCACTCATCTCAGAAAGAGCCTTTAAACCACCCTTACCTAAGACACCTCCAGCAGTCGTAGAAGCTACAACAGCCATAGATTGAGTAAGAAACTTTCTACGAGATGAAACAGAAGCTTTTTTAGAAGGAAGAAGCCCCATAAAATCTAGTGCTTTATTAAAACTCTCTTTTAATGAAGAAGGTTTACTAGGAACCTGAAGACCATTCAAAACAACTGAGTACTTAGCAGATAGAGTATCTACTTTTTGTTGCTGCTCAGGAGATAATAAAGGAATAGAAATCTCAGGAAGCCTAACAGGTTCTTGTTGCTGTAATCCTTCAACTCGTTCTTTAGATTTTGGAGTAACTTCTCCAGTTTCTTTCGAAATATAAGGCTTAGGACCACCATCATATTTAAACTCGCCAGGTCCACCTGCATCAGTGGCCAAGCTCTCCAATAGCTCAGCCAGCTCATTCATAGGTTTTTCCTTTTTACCCATTAATTTATTATAAATCAAACTATCAATAGTTGTAAATAACTATTTTATCTCATTGGTTTAGACATCATAAAAGAACCATCTATAACGCCATCACTATCTTTAACAGGTTTCTTCATCTCATGCTTAACAGAGTGTCTCATTGATTGTTTCATAGCTTCAGCTGATGTGTTACTTTTTCCTCCGGTAGTTATTCTTCTACTCTTATGCCACTTTAAACCTTCAACTCCAATTGGTTTAGATTCAATAGGAACTTGTTCACCCATTCTAGTTCCCATCGCAGGTGAAGCGCCGGCACCAGCTTTACCACCTCCGGCACCATTAGATGGAGGAGCACCACCAGCACCACCAGCACCACCTCCACCTGCACCACCCATCATTGCCTTTTGCATAGCTGCTTGTTTAAGCATCTGGTCCTCTTGTTGCTCAGCCTGTATCTCACTAGCAAACTTATCTGGAGTCTCAGCAATTGATTCATCAGATATGTTACTAAAGAGACCATTAGTACCACTCTGTTGAGCTAACTCTTTTCTTGCCTCTTGTTTTGTAATGAGATCAGCATTATAAGCCATTAGGATAGACTCTACTAATGATTTACCAAGATCAGTACGTTCCTTATCACTAATAGATCTAATAGGAGCCCAGTGATAAGCTATATCATCTGGAATCTGTCCCCAAGTACTCATACAAATAATAGGAAGTAACTTATCAATTACTGGGTTACCTTCACTATTACGTTTCTGTTCAACCATGTTATCATAGAGTTGAAGAGAAGATTGTCCATTACTAGAGAAGTTACCACCACCACCCATACCAGATTCACGGCCAAAAACTATCTCATATGGAATCTCACAAGCAGCTGAAAGATCCTTCATGAACTCATGATAAACATCAGAAATGCCACCAAAACTATAACTAGCTTGGTTAAGTTTTCCATCCTTACCAAGTACAAGAAGTCCTTGATTATTTAAAAGCTGGCTTATTGACTCCATTCTTTGAGTAAAGTTATTGTAAGCAGTATTTGATCCACCAGCACCACTCATCAAAGTAGCTAATTGTGGCTCCTCGATAGAGAGAATCTGAGCTCTTGTCAAGAGTGAGATAATGTTCCAAGATGAATAGTCCCTCTTTCTAAGTTCATCAAAGATAACCTCAACCTCTGACATACCCCAGTATAGTTCTACCTGAACTTCCCATTGTGGTAACTCACGACCAGTGAACCTGATAATTCTTGAATGATGAACATTTACGCTTCCCGCATCCATGATACAAGTATAGTAAGTTGGCAAACCAAAATTCTTTGGGTTATTGACATCTGAATCAATTTCAGGACCTGGAATAATTCCAGACCAACGATCTAAAGGAATGAGACCTTTATAGGAACCTATCTCAACTTCATCAACATCTAAAGGCTCCATTAAATCATCATGACCATCAATAACTATGATACACGCCGCTCCTCCAAAGAGACGACCCCACTTTGCCGCACTCTTCAATTTTTTAACAGTATCAGTCTTTTTGATGACTTTATGAAAAGATGTAATTTGTTGAGGAGTAATCTGTGAATCTAAAATAGGAAATGCACTATACATGTCATTAGCTACACTATCGATAACACGACGAACGACCCATGAAGAACGATAGAGACTAAGAATAAGAGGATAGTCTTCAGTAATTCTTAATAAAGGATACTGGCCAGATTGAGTTAAATTGGGAGTTCCCTCACCAATTCTAGCTGGAACATTACTATATGAATCTTTAGCAATGATTTCTTGACGAATATAATTCCTATCGTCATTTGCCGGAAGAAGGCTGTTTCTTAAAGAATTCTTTTTCTTATTCGGCATGATATTCCTTATTCGTTGATAACTCCAGCTGAATCGGCTAGCCATGCCGTTTGACCAACAAAATAAGTGAAGTGTTGAGAACTGCACTTATTCGCAGTAGTACCCACGGTAAAGAAGCCACGAACATTTGCTGGCGGAACAACAGTAAATCCACCAGTCCCATTTTGACAAAAAGTAAGTGTCTTTTCTTGACCATTTGCCCCAGCTGCTAAAGTAAAGCTTGAGACACCAGCAGTAAGTGTAATAATTGATGCCCGAGTAGCAACTGAGAAAGTCGGAGTAGAGGAGAAAGTCACTATCTCAGAACTCGCAACTAGTGCTGGAGTTTGAGCTGGACAAGGAAACTCCCGTAGATAGGTGCCATCAAACCAAAAGGCGTGGAGGATACGAAAGGCGTCGCCATGGATGGTACCATAGCAAGTGATAATGTTATCGGTGTTAAGAACGGTGTCGTTTGGTCCAATATCAAGATAACGAATAGTGTCTGGATAACTAACCGACGCGTGGCTCCAGGTAGTCGCAGTTGAGGATTTCAAGTGCACTTGCCGGTACTGATTCATGGGAATCGTAGGCGCAGTATTACCGAAAGCGACTTTAGTTTCTTCCCACACACTCCTTCCAACCGCCGCATTCTGGTTTCCATCCGGTGGATCACCACCTACTCCACCACCTATCGAGTGGCCAGGTTCGTTAACCGTGCCAGGCTGTTGACCAGAAATGTTGGTCTCAAAAAATACATCATATACAGGCCACTCTGGTACTAAGCCAGGTGATGAGGTATATTGATTTGGGCCAATATTCGAGGTGAGATAGGTCTGTTCAACACGGATCGCGGCACAAGTAGGATCAGTTGAGACACCACCTGGATTTGTTGGAAAATTGGTTGGATTCAAAGTTTGCGAGGTGCAAGAACCTTCAAGCGTGTTGTTCATGACAGTTGCGCTTTGTGGCGCTGGCCCCGCTACTAAACGCACGCTATTAAACCACGGCAGATCAAGACGATTGTTAGTAACCTCATAACCACCAACTCCTGTTCCTCCAAGACACAAGTCATTCGGATTGACCTGAATAAAACTATTGGTAAAGGGGAAGCTCGGAGAGCCTCCAAGCAACACACCACAAAGATACCAACGATTATAGAGACCCTGACCAGCGACATACTGGTCGGGATTCCAACCATACTCAATGATGTCGTGAAACTGCCCATCCTGTGAAGCAAGCTCAAGCGACGCATGATAGGTGGTATCAGCAAAGCTTGAAGGATTGTAGGCACCAGAGAACATATACCAGCCCAAGTTCGAGCTCGCATAAAGGTCGTATCCATAGTTGTTGACACCAAGAATCTTCGCACCCGGTCCACCAAAACCATTGAACGAGTCCCACGCTGCGCCACCAGAAATAGTCTCCATATCCATACCGATGTCATTAGGTGAAGCCGTACCACCACCTTGGAAATTGATATATTTTACTGTCGAGTTACCACCAGTAAAGGTAGTCGTGACACCATTACAGGAGGTAGTGTAACTCCCGACCACTCCAAGCAATGTTTGTGTACCATTTGATTGCCGCAAAGTAGTAGTGCCAGTTGCCGCGCCTTGTTGACCGAAAACACTGATACCTGGCGGTAACTGCAGACCAGTAACATTGGCAGTACCAGCAGGCAGAAAGACCAGCGGTAAAAGATGAGTTTGAATCGAATCACAGGCTGCTTGATTCATTGTATTCGACCAAGCGGTAATCGGGTTAGTCGCCCAAGTGACACCTGAACGCGGTCGACGGACGTCATATTGCCCATTCGCCACATTTTCCTGCCACGCGATTGAAGAAGTACCATCATTGTTGGTCGAGTAGCCAATCTCAGGAACCGGTCCAATAGTCGAGTCAGAACGCGGCGCGATACCTTGGTTAGCGACAACTGGTCCACAATTACCGTTTGCTTGCAAGATACAGGCGGTACCGACTGCAGGAATAGGTTGTGTTATAGTTGCAGTTCCTTGAAAACTAAAACCCTGCATAGTCGCAGTACCACCACCGGAGGAGAACATACCCCAGCGAGTATTTGTCGTGAGCGGTGTCCCTGCAGGCAAAGTATAAGTACCAAGCGTGGTGCCATTCATGGTTGAAGTAAACGACTGGCCACTTACCACAAACCGATAATTGTCGCTCGCCGTCATAGTAACGGGATAAGTTGCAACTACATTGACGATGCCACCCACAACCTTATTGATGGTCATGTTGGTGTCAATAACGATAATGAGCTTATCCTGCTGATTAGCGTCATCGAGCGCCATTAAGGTGAGACCCGGACCTGCATGTACACCGGTAAAGTTGACTATTCCACCGTAACTACCTATATCAAACTCAAGTAAACCATTGGTGCCGGCCCAGGTCATGCCACCACCAGAGACATAAATTGGAGCGGTAACAAACGAAGAACCACTTGCGATGTACCAACTATTACCCGGCAAGTTAGTTGCTGGCTGCGTACCTGCAACAGGCGAACCATTTGCACCTTCATTGAAAGTAGTATTGACAAGTGTCTGCGTAACCGTAATGGGCTGGAAACTCATCCAGTTTGGATGTCCATGAGGTACATCAGCTGTAGTCAAAAGATCTTGCCATCCTGCAGTACGTGCTGGGATAGGCGGAACCTGAAGAATATCAGTCTGTGGAATTCCTAAAGGAAGAGCTGGTGTTCCTCCACCTCCATTACTCCCACCATTAATTGGTTGACCTTTATATAGCAAAAAGTTCCCATTGTCCGTCAAATTTGATGGACCTAACATTGGAATGCCCGCTTGAGAGGGATAATATTGCGGAATCTGACCCATAGATCCCGGATTCACGTAAACAGGCCACTGAGGATTCTTAGTCTGAGCATAAAGACCAACCGAAGTCATACCCAAGGAAAAAATGAGCAATTTTAGCATCTTTTTCATTAATTTTTCCTTTTCGGTTAGTAAAATGACAATACTCTACCCCTTGGATTATTACCCGTAGGAGTTGGAACTACATTGGCTCCATATGAATAATACATAGGCAAATTAATGGTATTGTTTATATTTCCGGTAGGTAAATTTTGTACTATACTATTTTGTGTATCTGTTACCCAATCAGTATTACCTCGTCCTGCTGTATCTACTTTATCAAGTACACTCGATAAAAACACACTAGAATTATTTAACAGTATCTGACTCGGTTGCGATGGAAGCACATTTGAATACATAAACGTTGTAAAGAACTCACCTTTAGCGGCCACATTTAACACAATGTTAGGAAATGGTTCTTCCGTCTTATATCCTAATACCCAGATCGTACATCCTTCACAATCCAGTTTAACAAAAGTATGGTGCTCCAGATTCATGTGTCTAAACCATATATGTTGAGAAGAGTAGAATACTAATGGCACAGTAGCTGCTGTACCTGTCAAGATAGTATCTTCACCATATAGATTACCAGCACCTGGCGCTGAAGAATATTGATTGAGCACACTATCTAAAAGTACTAATGTTCTTGATCCGGTATGTACCACATTACATTGATTATAGATACAACCATCTATAACAATTGGAGTAGCTGATGTTCCTGCAACATTTAACTGAATAGTGTAGGCGTTATTATCAGTTCTCTTAGATTGATAGAAGATGATGTGATTTACGGTATCTGGAACGTTGATTGTAACTGTACTACCATTAGCGGTGTTGTAACCACCAGGTGGAGCATAGACTGTAGTTGAAGCAGAACTGGAAATCTCAGTCGGCCAGTTAGCTACAGTAGAATCGAGGGCCGTCCAGGTGCTTGGTGAAGGATCTGTAGGTATTGGTGTCTCATTCTCCGGCAAGTGCAATGAGTCTGGAGTACCGCCAAACAATGATGCTCCCGGCCCACTCCATGATTGCGTAACGTTTCCATCTACGGTTACAGTCGTACCAGTACTAGAGTCCACTATCGAATGTTGATAGCCAGTAACATGAACATTCTTGAAATATCCACTACCACCAGATAATATGCCAATAGCATTAGTAGAACTATTACCATTCAATAGTTCTGAATCCAATAAGGAAACTACTCCATAAGATCCAGTAGCGCCATTGAAAAAGATAGCAGGATTATCTGACAGCACATGACGTAAAGCATAGTTATGTGAGGTAGGATCCATTACTACGCCAGTCTGACCTTCTAAAGTAAGACCTTCAATCACCGTCGTGTACTCATTCTGGTTACTAGAGATAGCGTTGTTGCATCCATATATAGCAATATTCTTCAACAACATCGGCCCAGGGAACCCCCGTCGCTCACTTATCGCGTATGGACAAACTGAATCGTCAGCCCATATCTGCACATTTCGCATCGCCGCGACATTATTCATCTCTGTTGTTAAAGGAATAGCATTGGGATTGCCTGCACCAATCTCAAAACCTAGGTTGTAAACAAATTGATGAAAATTCTGGTTACCGCCTACTGATTGAGGACTAATCCATTGAGTGGCTGTCCCAGTATTAAACATAGGCGAATTAGGCAGGAGCTTGATAACTGAAGACTGTGGACCATCACCAATGATCTGCCAATAATTTAAGTACAATTGCAAGGGTTGACTAGTTGAATACACCCCGGCTGGTAGATAGAAATTCTGTGGAGTTGACCCACCACTACCAGCACTACAACAAGAGGCCGGTCCTTTATACATGTTCTTGTTGGTAAGAGTAGGAGCTGAAGTAGTCAGCACTATATCAGTAGCATCCGTCACTGAAGAGATAGTATAGACTGTACCGTCAATTAACATCTGTCCAGTAAGCCCAGTAAACGTTGGTCCCGACACCGCAGTAACAGCTGTTCCCGATACATTCACTACCCAAGGTGGAAACTCTAGTTGAACACCAGTCAGAGTCACTCCACCCTCAACCGTGCTAGTCGTTACTAAGTGCGTAGCGTCAGTTACTGAGGCTATGCTATTGATCAATCCATCTACCTTGATAGGTGTCCCAGCAGCCAGTCCAGTAAACTGTGTACCTGAGGTTTGAGTAATAGTTGAGGTACCTGCACTAGTCGCTACGCTAACTGTAGCAAGTTGAGTGCCTCTTCCAAATGCAGTTAACTCTAAAAACGCTGCCGCATTATCCGTACCTCCTGCTACTACATTAGCTATTCCATTACTTGTCATGTTGATAGCAGGAAACCTGATACCTCCAAAGAATCCAGGAGGTAACGTACCCGCAACAGTCAAAGAAGCGCCTTCCCCATCTGGTGCAATGACAGTTAGTTGACTGTTCACTGTAGAGATAGTATCTCCACCCGTCAAAGAAGCTAAGGTTCCTTGTGATACTGTAATCGTATAGTTACCAACCGGAGATACTGAAGTTGCTCCAATAGAACAGCTAGCTGCACCAGAGAACAATGTATTAGACTCAGAAACGATACTTGTGCCATTTGAAATCTGAATAATGCACGGCGGGACCAAATCTCCCACATGCATCGTGTAATGCGGAGCTGTTATAGTATAAGCCGTAGCGTGTGCCACTACACTTAATACCGCGGCCACTAAACCAACTTTAATGTATGTTAGTAAATTCCGCATATATAGTTCCCACAAATCCACTAGTAGCTGTTCCAGCGTTTACCAATTGGATGTCAATGCCTTGACCCGCAGTATAAGTAAATGAGTCTGTTGTATCTGAATAGCATCCTAATGCCGCACTTGCCGCAAGTACAACTTGTAATGGAGTATTGGTTAATGCTGATCCATATGTTCCCGTCTGAAAAGCTATAGTCATTGAACCAGTTGCTGTTTGATTAGAAATCAAACATACCGTCATATTTGAAATTGTTCCACTATGTGGAAACGCCATTTGTCGATTAGTAGTACTTCCTGTAAAGTTAGGAGCATAATTTGTTGCCGCGATATAACCAGTTGTACTAGCTGCTACTCCAGCTGCAGCTGCATTTGCTATTAATGGAATTGATATTCCAGCAGTTACAGCTTGTTGTGTACATCTTGAGATATAATTAAGATTATCTGGAGATGATATCGCGCAACTTTGACCATTTGAGAAAGTCTGAGTAGTACTCGTACCTCCCGTACTATTTAAGAATGTACCACCACTTGTTGTGATAGTGATTACACCTGAACCATTCTGTGCCTGTGTTACAAAATCAAAATTATTGCCTAGCGACGCGGCTGATGGTAACGTTACAGCAACAGCTGATGTTGAAGTATATAGTATGCTTCCCCCACGGTCGGCGGCTGTAATTGAATCGGTTGTCCCACTAACTGTTCTACCACTTATACCAGCTAGACACCATGTAGGAGCGGTTGCTACCCCTCCACTAGGTGTTGAACAATAGTTATAAGGAACTGTACCAGTGATCGGTCCAGGTATTCTAGTAGCTACGCCAGCTGCTCCACCATAGAACATGTCACCTAAGGTAGTCATTGGGTTAGTGAACGAGCTTCCTGCTATAACATTACCTGAAGCATCAGTTGCTAGTGACGCCGCCGACGGCACCCCGGTAATTTTCGCACTAAGTGATTGCATCAACCCACTTAATGTCAAACTAGTTCCAGTCGCTACACCAATAACCGGAGTTACTAACGTTGGAGTGGTTGCAAAGACTAATGCACCAGTGCCAGTTTCACCTGTTACTGCTGCAGCAAGATTGGCTGATGTAGGTGTCTGTAAGAACGTAACTATACCAGTTCCTGGTGCTATAGTTGTTCCCCAACTAGCCCCGCCAACTACAAGAGGTATCCCGTCACCCGTTGGATACACCATACCACTTGCTGGTGTACACGGAGGTATATTTAAAGTATTACCAACAAAGGTAGCTAATCCGCAGTTACTTCCTGTGGTCGTAAATGTGAGCTGGCCTTGATAAATTGGTATGTTTAACGTACCCGCACTCAAAGTGGCGGCTCCAGAAGTTCCAAGGACAGTAAGAGTAATGGAATTACTCGGAGGTGCACACGGAGGTATATTTAATGTGTTAAATATGAAGGTAGCGGGCCCACAGTTGCTTCCCACAGTTGTAAGTGTGACCTGACCTTGATAAACCGGTATATTTAGTAAGCTACCATTCAAAGTAGCGGCTCCGGCAGTTCCTAAAACAGTAAGATTGATGGATCCTCCGCCCTGAGAGCCAATCGGACTGCCTTTATACAACAAAACGTTACCATTATCAGTCAAATTTGATGGCCCTAAGACCGGGATGCCTGCCTGAGAGGGAAAATACTGCGGTATCTGTCCCTGGGCTCCTGGATTTACATAAACGGGCCATTGAGGGTTCCTTCCTTGGGCAAAAGAGCTAACCGAAACAATGCCCAGGAGCAAAATGAGCAGTTTTTTCATTTAGGTAGCTCCTTTAAGCAGCCATTAACAAAGGTAGTGGTTTCCATTCAGGAAAGAGAAAGACGCTAGCATAACGGTCAGCATCCATAGCGTGGTCATTGATCTTTAATGGTCTCTCATCACCCTGCTGGCCAGCTTTAACATCCCAAGAGTATAGGCCCTTCTCTCTTCTCCACTCCTTACATCTCTCATGCACTCTTCTATGCCCAGTAGCTTCTACTTCAGAAACTCGATGGATCCCGTCCATCACCTCGTTATCACCGTCCATGACGGCCAGGCCTCGTTGGACTAGCTCCACCTTGAAGCTCGCCGCCGTGGGATCGACGACGATCAAAGGATTGTTCCGGCCAATAACGTGGGACCCTCTAATGAATTCTTGGAGATCATCAGCGTACTGGGAATCCGTCTTTTGGCGCATTTCTTTAACAGAATTCCAATAGTACTCTCGGTCCAACCAGGCCACGTCAGATAGGTCAAGAAAGTATTCAAGGAATACACACGGGTTGTGGGTCCCATAATCAACGGAGATAATGTGCTTAGTGTAGCCCCCAGCTCCATATAAACCAACCGGTCGCGTACTATCATTATAGCTCCATTTCTCATCCCACGAGTCTCTATAAATCGCTCCTTCTGCTACAACCCATAGACCCAAGATGTACCTTTGATAGTAGACACCTTTTTGAGAAGCGATGATCTGTCTTTTGGATACCGGGTCCAGATTAGGATTGTCTTCGAGGTTAAAATGGATGACCTCGAGATCTGGTTTGAAGTCAACGGAGTTAAGTACCTCGGTGAATAGATAATGCTGTGGCGTACCTGGATTGGTTGTGGCATATAACCTCGATCCTGGTGGCGACATGCGAAGAAATAACTGCATAGAAAAGGAGCGCGGAAACTCCGTCCACTCATCACATATCGCGATACCTACAGTCATTCCAAGGATCTGTTTATAACTCGCTTCGTCCTTAGCACCGATAACGAACCATTGTGTTCCAAAAAGCCATAGTTCTCCAGTCGCACGGTTATACGCATAGTTCTTTTTCCCGATGACGGTGAAGATATCAAGGAGAATGTTCTTATAGACGGACTGTTTAGTCGCTCCACATATGACTCGTTTTCCGGCAATGGGGTAGATACAGAGATGGGTGATGATCTTGGCGTCCACTGCAAAAGTTTTGCCACTTCTCACCGAACCTTCTAGAATCGTATACTTTCGATCTTGTGAGGGAGGTCGCTTAACAAACTTGTGAGCTTTTGCTCCGAACTTAGCAAAGACTGACATAATAATAAACTCTTTTATTTTAGGCCTATGACTCCAGCAAGCTGTGGTCATGGGTAACCTTAAAAACGATGGCTATAGATATTACCGTTTAGTAGTAAATAGAGCAGGAGAATCAGCAGTATCAAAGTTACGATCCCGCCACCGTAGTAACCCACTCCGGGCCCCATCCTCCATCCTCCTAGGAGAACAGCTACAATTAGAATGATGATAATTAGTAGTAGCATATGAAACTCCTTTAGTAAAAAGAAGCTAGGGCCGGGGAAAAATGGGCCCTAGCCGGGGAAAACCAAATAGACAAAGCAAAGGGTTAGTATGAAAAACGTGACGGCACCATAGATCACACATTGCATGATGGCTTGAGTTCGTAGGTAATGAAGCAGGTAACGTGCTTCATCCTCCGGGTTGTCAAAGATTGGGTGAATTGGGATTCCCATATGGTTAACACTAATTAGTGATGAAAGAGCCGGGCCAGGTGCGGTTTGACGGAGTCACAGTTTTCAGTTTACAACGATTGACGAATATTGTATTATACTCTTAGATCGAAAATAAATATTCACCCACCCCAAAAGGAGGTTGGTTACGATAGTAATACAAAAATCGATAGTAACATAGTTCATTATTTTGTGTACAGTTTATCATATTTAATGTATGATATTCTTAGATTGTTAATGAAATACAGAAAAGGAGAAATACGATATGAAAGTAGTTCCGGTGTTGGATAGGAAGTATGAGTTGGTTGGTGTAGTTTCGATGGGTAAATCGAAACAGAGGAATATAGTGGTGAGTATTCTCGAGAGTGAGAAGAAACCGATGACGGTGGAGGAGATAACGGTTTTCGCGAAGGAGAGAGGTTTGAAGACGGTCGGAGATCGAGTTCTCGAGAGTGTGAGATTTCATTTACATCAGTTGAGTTTGGAGAAGTTGGTTAAGTGGGAAGGAGGGGAGACGGAAGTAGTGATTAACTGGGGAATCTAGTCGAGTACGGGAATACAGGGAAGGGGACGATAGAGGTGAAGTCCCCTTCCGTGTAGTCAGTACACGAGAAGGAGTCGAATGAAAGAACTGTCAGACGAGGACCGTCTCTACGTCGTCGAGTTGTTGAAGGACGTAGTCAACTCACAGATGAGGTTGGAACTGATCTATGACAAACGTCTAACCCCAGTTTACCCGATCAAGATCGCAATGATCATCGAAAGGTTAGAAAATCGATAGTAACCTTTGTCATTATTTTATGTACAGATTTCCTCAATTTGTATATAATTATTTCAGAATGGAGAATAACAATGACTGTTAACCAACAAGAAAACCTCGAAAATCACCTTAACTGGATCAAAACTCACCTAACTCAGATCATTGAAAAGGACTATGAAGAATTCGACCAAAACCAATTGGTCGAAGAAATTGACCGTGAACTGAGTATGTTTAACGAAGAGTGGGGAGAAGTGAAGAATTCCTTAGTCTAAGTCTAGTGATGAAGGGTTACTAAACTTTAGTAACCTTTATCATTTTTTTATGTACAGTTTCTTCATTTTTATTTATAATAATATCAGAATGGAGAAAAACATGTATATAGTAATAGAAAGGTTTGATGGTAGTGGTTGGGTTTGGAATACGCAGGGGTTTTTCGCGAAGTTGGAAGATGCAGTGAAGTTGAAGAAGGAATTAGTTCGCGATTTCCCTGAGTCGATGTTTGAAGTGGTTTATGAAGAAGATCGAGGTGAAGGGGAGTTGGAAATAATTCCCCGGTAGAAAGATACGGGAAAGCCGGTTGTCGGTTTTCCCGTGGTTTTCAACCACGAGAAGAGGCAAAAGAAATGAGACACGTTATTCTGACGTGTAGGAATCACCGACATCTACGGTGGTCCTGCAAAGAGGTAGCCGTCACCTCACCACAAGTCCCAGGTGAACCGGCTCACTACAATGGGAGTCGCCAGATCTGCTTCAATGGAGCCCCAACTGGTAAGGGGATGTTCCATGACGGAAGCGGGCTGGACTGCTCGGTCTTTATCGACGACAAGTTCTATGCCGAGTGTTTCTGCCCAGCCTCCGACCTGATCTTTGCCGACGAAGACTCTCAAGTAAGGAGGGACTCGTGATAGACAAGATCAAAGCAGGTTCGGTGCCGGTGCTCGCATTCGTAGTGTACTGGACAATCATCATCCTCTCGATCTATTACTAGTGGTAGGGGTAACCTCAACAAGGGGTTACCCGTGCTACTGGCACGAGAAGGAGTTAGACGTGAACTACTACTACGTAACTCTTCGCAACAAGAAAGGTGAAGTATTCACCATTCAGATCCCTGTGTCCCACGCCCTCAATGTCTTTGAGGCTGAGCATCTAGCAGTCACAACGCATGGTGGAGTGGTCGTAGCCACTGCATAGGTTACTAGCAAAACATTGGTAACCTCAGTCATTTTTTTATTTACAGAAGTTCAATTATTTTATATAATTGAATTGTAAGTTAAATTAAACACGAAAAGGAAAACCACAATGAAAACCGAAAAGCACACCACGCCCGTAGTCACTGAGCAGCCCGCCGCAGTCGTAGTCGAGCAGCCCAAGCCCATCGTCACCAACACCGTCCCAACCGAAAAGATCAAGACAACCGGTCCTAATGATCGACAGTACATCAAGAATGAGAGAACTCCAACCACTGCAAGGGGCACACAGCGGCAAATCGTCCTCAACATCTTGAACGCTGCCGACAAGCCACTGACGGCAACTGAAATTTGGCCGATGGCCGAGCACGCCGGTCTGAAAGCAAGTGGTGGAGTTTTTCCCTCCGTCAAGTATCATCTCAACCTGCTCAAGAAGGAAAACTTGGTCGACGTCGTGAATCAGACCTACACCGTACCGATGACTGAGACGGTCAAAGTAGCTTAACCCAACAAGAGGAAAGAGATTGAGGCACTCTTTCCTCTTCTTCCTTGCTTACTCAAAGAGCAGGCAAGGGAGAAGAGGCAAAATGTTAGGTAGGATCTGTGACTTCCTAGTTAGCATCTTCATGATCATCGTTCTTTCCGAAGTCATAATCTGGCTTTGGTTGAGATTCTCATTGAGGATGATGTTAACTATCAGTATCATTCTTCTCATCGCATCCCTACTACCCCGGGCCGGTCGCAAATCAAAGAGCTCACTCTGGGGGCACAAACTATAATGTTCATCATAACCTACACCAACGTACATCGCCCCCAGCCTGGGGTATTCATCTGCTGGACCCCTGAACTCAGAGATGAGATTGTTGCTCATCTCCTCCGTCTTAACGACATCATCAAGTCGGTTGAAGTATCAAAGGAGGTGCTGTGAATGACGTTCGTTTCAATCTCAGCCTCACTCTTGATCAGGCGAAGGCAGTCAAAGAGGCTGTCGACGACTATAAGAACGAAACAAATAGCTCCGACGGGCCATACAGCAAGTGGATTGTCACTCAACTCGAAGCCGTACTAGTCAAGCTCGACGATCTTGGAGTCGACTAACTCTCCTCTTCACTAACAACTGGAGCATCTTCTGGCGGCGTATTAATGGCTCTGGCCAACGCCGCCAGTTCTTCGTTTGCGCCTATTGCCATTCTCTCTGGTGTTTTCCCTTCCGTAGTCTCCCGTAACTCAGTAATGGCTGTGAAGCAAATATTCTCCTTGCTTACAAGACCAACCGCACGTTTCACATTCTGCAGGGCTATGAAGTCAGCCCACGTTGTCCCCATCGGCAGATGTTGATCTATTCTAGTTTGCTCATCAACAAGGCGCCCGAGGTACTCTTTGTATGCGGCGCTTAAAAGTTTTGTGCCGGCTCCACGCCCACCATACTCCGATTTGAAAAAGGGCATGTTACCTCCTTATTCCATAGTAACCATGTGAAGTGTAACTATTGTTACTCAACGTAACGGCTTAAGTTCTAATACGTGGTTACTTAAGACACGCTGGATGACGTCTATTCCAGCACTGGGTTTTCTCTGCAAGAAGTAAACTTTTGTCTGAGTTACGTAATCGCGACCCTGATATTGGATCAACTCAAACCGGTCGTTTTGAATACCAGTCATCGCGTCGCGTGGATCTATATGGTAATGTTCAGCGTGGTTGGGTAACAAACCATAATGCATGAGTCTTCCCACTTCACGTGAAGAGAGCACACAGCAATCCATGCCTCATACCTCTAGTCAGACTGTAGATTTGCTCCAATTTAAGGCTTGGAGTACCAAACGAGTCATACTTTCTACTCAGTACAACTGGTTTTTTGAAAACTGCTTGTTGCCCAGAAAGCACCTTTTAACCCCCAAAGCTCTCCTAAAACCAACTCCGGGAGACACTTCTATGACCCAAACCACCTGGCCCAATTCATATTGTAATTACAACCTATACCGTACGACTGGCTCGAGAGCTTACTCCACAAATGCACAACCTACTTCTCCCCCCTCGCGCAGGCACCCCCGGGCAAAAGAGCGCGCGTATACAAAACACTTTAAAGTGCAGCCCAATAATGGGACGCGTCTTATTGTAAAAGTGTGATCTTTAGTAACTTTCCTCACCCGATGGTAATCAAAGTCCATCGAGTAACATCAAATGCCGCCGATGTTA